GTTTTTCGGTTCCTTTGAAGAAAATTCCTTCCAAATCGTAATCAATGATAAGATTCATTGCGCGATTTCGCTCTTCTTCAATCTCTTTTTGTGTCATTTCTGGATTGATGTTTATGATTCTTGCCAAACGAGAAGAAGTGTTGTGATCTTTCTCGCAATCAAACATGTACCAAGAAGAGAAGTCGACAAACGGATTGAAAGGATTGTCAAATGTAGTTAACATGAATTGCTGTTCCATTAATTAGTCAACTCCTTTCAAGTACTTTCTAACTGTTGTAGCAGAAACACCAAGCTGTTCAGCAATTTCAGCAACAGTATTACCATTAGCACTCAGGCTCTTAATACGATTAGCTTTAGCAGTGCTGATTGTTTTAGTGTCACGAGGTGTTGCACGCTGACGAAGTTCATCAATGTCAGCATTAGCAAGGATACGCTTAAGTTTATTCTCAGTAATGGCGCCAGCTTGAATAGCTTCCCATTCTTTATCGCTAATCTTAATGTTGCGATCACGGCGAGAAACGGCGCCAACTTCTTGACGATACTTGGTCATGGCCCTCTGGCTTGCCTTTCTAATGTCACTCTTTTCCATCTCTCTACCTTCATCAGCAGCCTTCTGTTTAATAGCAGAAACTTCGGCATTAGCAAGACGCCCTGCCTGTCTTTCACGAACACTATTCTTCTCTGCTTCATTGAGCCTAGACATAAGGGAGTCTACTTCCTTCTGGTATACCTTAGTGGCAGATGGGTCATGCTTAAGATTACCAGTAGCTAGCATTTCTTTACGCGCCTGGTTTGCAAGAGCTTTCATGCTATTAGCATAGTCAGCATAGATAAGTTCCATTGGATGCTGTGCAGCAGACACAAGAGTACGAGCATCTTTAGCCTCCGCCATATTTGTGCTCCATTGTGTCCTAGTCTTAACATTATAGGATATATCCCCTGCCTTATTAGTATAAGACACGGTCCCATCCTCATTAAATGACCGTACAGGCTTATACTTTTCAGAAGCCACAGGATCAGTAGGGTCATAAGTGATTTTCTTACCCTGGGTAGTTCTGATTGTAACCATACCGGTGTCCTTATCCCGCTTACTATCCACGTAATATAGATCATCCGCCTTAGCAAGCTTGAAAGTTTGTTCACCTGTTTCAGGATCAATAGTTGCCTGACCTCTACGCCTATCGACCTGCACCTTGCCCTTAGCTTTAGAGATGATAGTAGCGGCCCCTCCCCTCTTAATAGTGCCATCGGGCCTAACCGTTATCTGGTACTTATCCTTAAGGGCTTGGATATTGTTTTCTACTTCACTACGCTTATAATCCAGCTTATGCTTCTCAGCGTCAATAACCACCATGCTATGCTTAACAGCTCGTGCAATTTCATCATCAGTGGCTCCACCAGACAAGGTCATGTCAGTGATAAGATTGGAAATGATCCCCATTTGCATCTGTGTGTCATGCTTAGTCATGATCTTAACTTTCTCGCCGCGAGAATTAACTCTTTCGCCATCCTTGCCAGGCATAGTTGCATATTCAACTTTAGCATCGAATCCTTTAAGCTGCTTAAGATATGGCGATCGTTCAATCTTGATCTTACCATAGTCGGTAGGAATACACATTACTGTATCGCCATCAAAGTCTGCACCAGACAACTGATCAGCGACACGCTTAGTAATCCCAACGGCATCAGTAATATCGTCTCCTAAAATTTTTTTAGCTTTAGAATTCTTGTTATTTACAGTTAAGACTGGAATTTCAAATATACCAGCATGAGGATAACGAATGAGGGCAAGTTTTGTGCCATTGTCATAATCCGGAGCATAAATTTCAGTATCTTTCAAGAAATTCATGGGAACAATAGCATGATATCTCTGACCAGGAAGAGCTGCCGCTTTAAGATTTACTGCCGCTCCATCGCAATCATCAGCAAAAGATTTAAGAAGATGCTTCTTAATTGTTGGATTATTAATTTCGGAAATACGATTAAACTCTTCATACCGATCTGCTGCGGCAAGGCCAAGCTGGCGTTTAGCAAGTTCTTTAGATTGCTTAGACAAGAACTGTGAAGGAAGTGCATTTGACCACTCAGACCAATCGCCCTCATCAGATTTTTTGTTAATAAGACCAAGCTTTTCTTCGCCAGTTTTAGAATCTTTGTACCAATACTGACCACCTTTGTCTGCATCTTTAATAAGAGCGCCAAAAGGATTCTCTGGGTCGTCTTTCTTAATAGGCTTAAGAACTGTATTATCTTTTGGACCAATGGCAGGCACACCTTTATGCTTATTGGTATTAAAAACCACATCAACGCCCTTTGGAAGGTCGTCAGAGTATACTGCCATGCCCTTTAGATAATGAGTTCCATCTACAAGAATACGAACCTGAGCATACTTGGCTCCTTGTAAATCCAGATCAGCACATCCTCTACGAATTTCAATAAGTCCATCCTTCTCATCGCCAGTGATTCCATCAGGACCTTTCTCATCCGCATAGCGAACTTTAAGTCGCTTAGAATCAAGACTCGCAGGATATGTGAATTTCTTCTTAAATGAATCAGTACCTTCCTGATACTTATAATCTTCGATAGTATGAATCTCATCGAAACTATAGATGTCTTTATGCTTAGCTCCAGGAGGGCACAGAATCATCTGTGTGGTGTATTTGCCGCGGTTGGTAGGTTGCTCTACTCGACCCTGAAAAACGCCGTAGCCCTCAGATTCGAGTGCATATAGAGCCTGATCAAGCTTAGTTCTACTGATACCAAGCTTCGATTCGGCTCCATCGCCAACATTAATATATCGCTCGACATCCTTACCTACATCAATCATGCCTTTTTTAGAGACCTGATCTTTCAGAAAATCAGCAGTCTGCTTTGCAGCAAGCATCTTAGCTTCAGATTTAGGATCAAGAAGGGAACGAACTGTAGACTCCGAAAGCCCCATTTCTCTACCGATAGCGCTATAGCCAAGCCCTTTATCTTTAAGATTCTTAGCCTTAACAACCTGCTGCTCTCTACGAGTATATTCAGACCAGTACTTCTCATTACGATACTCTTCGAGCTTCATACCAAAATATTTCTTAACTTCTTCAGCAGTTTCTTTAAAACCTTCTTCTTTCTTCAGTCGGTCGATACGACTAAGAAAATCACCTTCATGCTGAAACGGATCTTCACCAGAACCATAGGGGTATCTACCTGAATGATACTTAGTGCCATAGTGCATGAGATAATCAATGTCACCATCAAGTACGGCACGCATTTCATCTACAATAGAACTCATGCATTACTCCTCCTCACGATCTAATTTTTCAAGCAACTTATTAAGATGCACGATCTTATCCATAATTGGAACAATATCTTCTACAGTAGGATTCCAGACAACAACTTCATCGCATTTATAAACTCGCAATTCAATTTTAATATCTGAAGGCTTAACCTTATACTCCAAACAAAATAAAGCAGTATACACTTCTAGCTGCTCCATATGTGATTCGATCTTTCCTACTTTCCCAGTTTTAAGATCATGAATTCTGAGCATGCCGTTTCTAAAACAAATAGCATCCGCAGTGCCAAAGAAACGATCGGAATAATATAGAACTACTTCAGTATCCATATTATAGCCAATAGCATCATTGACATATGCGCAAATAGTTCTCTTAGATTTAGGCTGCTTTAAGCCTAACTGAATAGTCTCCGCTGCCCACGCATGAAGCCGCGTTCCCATTTCAGCAGCTTTCTTATTATTGTAGACTTCAATAATTTTTTCATCGTCATATCTAAGCCAGCTAGATTGGGATGCAGTGAACGGGGCATGGAGGCCAGATAAGTTTTTATGATCGTAGAATTTCATTAGTGCCTCCGTTTACGTTTAAAAAATGTGTCCAAATCTTCAAATACTTCATCACGGTTTTCAGGAAATACAAACCTAGAAAATGACATTCTATTAAGTTTGTCAACATAGTATTCTTGATTAGGTTGTCTATGAGCGCCTCGTTCTTTTTTCATTTCAAGGACGGCCCACTTGTCTTCATAGAGTAGAGTCCAGTCTGGAAAACCTTGAATATATGAACTATCATTCTTCAAAGCAATGCATCCAGGATATCGTTCTTTTGCTTCATCAATGAAATCTTTTTGAAACTTGCTTTCGAGCTTTGACAATAGTGAACCCTCCTTTCTTTCAAATAGCAGTAAAAATAGAAGAGAAAGTACCACAAAAGGAACATTCTCTTTCTCCCCTATAAAAGGGAGTGATTATATCGCGAAAATACACTTCCTTTTGTGAAACAATTATGCTCGTTCAAAGTGATATCCATTGACTTGTTTAGACTTTCCTTGCAAGCATCTAGAAATATCAGACTGACAACAGCCAAGATCTTTAGCGCATGCTCTGATAGAACTATATGTGACGCCTGTTTCAATTACTCTAACAGCAATTTGTCTAGATGGAATCTTATTACCGCTTTCAAACGCCGCTCTAATAGTTTCTTGCCGAGTTCTCCATTCCAAATTTGAAATATTATTCTGTGAACGATTGCCATTCTTATAACCAACATCCATCCCAGGATGCTCTCCCAAAAATGTTTCTGCAATAACTCTACCAACTTTAACTGTGTACTGTTTGTTATTCTTCCGTAAGCAAATAAGTTCATAGCCCTGACTATTCACAAAAGTTTTGAGAATCCTCTGGGTACGAATATTCATGATTCTGCCCTCTGTGCTACCATTATAACTAGGAAAGTTTTTCAAAGGTTTCCAAGTCTCCATTTGGTTCTCCTTTCATAATAAATCACTTTAAATAATATATACACAAAAAGAAAGAGGCCCTGTTTCCAGAGCCCAAATCTTTTATTTATTGATTTAATCAATTACATTTTTGTCAGTCTTCCAGAAGGTTCAAAGCGACCAAAGTTTCGGTTTCTGCTTCTTCGAACTTTTTAGATCCATATTTAAATGCTGTTGTAGTCAAGTAGGCAACGCCTGCAGTCAACAAAAGCCCTCCAATAAGGATATCTTTAAACTTGTTCGGAGCAGCAGCTTTCACAACAATGTCTTTCATGTTTCCTTCTTTTGAAGCAATCCAACCCTGTTTAAATTTAATCATTTAAATCACTCCTTTCATATAAGAGAATGTTTTTATCGCGAAAAATTTGCTTTTAAAATATCATTCAAGTAAATCATCTCTACTACAGTTGAGAGCATGCGCAATTTTTTCCAACGTAGTCACAGTTGGAGTCGCCTTCTTTCTAAGATACTTACTGATCGAAGCAGTTGACAGCCCAGTTCGTATAGAAAGTTCTGGCTGACTAAATCCTTTGCTTCTCATCATTTCGGCAAGATTTGCAGCAAAAACTTCTCTGCACATTTCATCTGTTACATCATTTGGCTCGTTAATATAATACTCATGTACTTCTCTATATGATCTGGTACGAATATTATAGTCAATTTGTTCACCATCATTAAATGTGATTCTAATCGAGTACATATGCTTCGGCTTATATGTTTTAACATTTTTAGCCCATTCAGGATGCCTCATTGCAAAGTCCTCGAAAATTTCTTCATGCTGTCTAATTTGCATTTCCATATATTTTCCTCCTTAAATTTGTATTTTTTTTAGTTTGTGGCCGTTTTTCCCAAAAATTTGGACTTTTTATTTAATAATCTATTTTTCCAACTTTAGTTAACACTCTTACATAACCCTTAACTATAGTTGGAAAAACAGATAGTAAAAATAAATAGGGGTAAAAAGTGGGTTTCCGGCCACAAAACGTCCAAAATAGCCCGATTTTAGTCCAAAAACACTCAAAATACCTATTTAATGTATTACAATAAATCAGTCAACCTCCAAAAATCATGAATTTTTCCTTAACTATAGTTAACGTTTTTTATGCATAAATAGCCGATTTTAGGCCAAAAATACCTCGAATTAATGTATTACAATAATTAAAAACGGGTATTTAATGTATTACAATAATTCAAAAACGGCCAAAAATGATTTAATGTAATACAATAAATAGGCTAAAATGATTTAATGTAATACAATAAATAGCCAAAAATGATTTAATGTAATACAATAAATAGCCCACTTTTAGAGCCTCCCGAACTTGAAATTGTAGAACATTCTCACCGCCTTTCGTATAATATCTGAAATATTGATGTCCATTTCCATCTCAATATGTTGAATCATTGCCTCTTCTTCGTCATCAAATCGTACTGTATGCGTACTTTTACGTGCATTATTAAGAGGCGGTCTTCCTCTTCCACGCTTCATTTTATCCCCCAAACCAGCCACCTCTATTCTTTAAACTTGTCATCAAAATATCAATCACTCCATTAATCTATACATGCTATCTAAAGCTTCTCTCATAATATCATTCCTACTCATGCCAATCTTCGTAGTAAGAAAATCCAACTTATCTGCTTGCTCCTGTGTAAGATTCACCTTTACTGGCTGATCATACTTAGGAGTTTTCTTCTTAGGTCTACCTCTTCTACGTTTAAAATTGTCCATAATTTGCCACTCCTTTCAAAAATAAAAGAAAAAGAATAAGTTTTCGTCCGTAGCCAGAGCTGTGCCCAACACTTCACACAGTTGTATGTCTCCATCATTCGCATTTCTGCAATGCCGACATAGACGATCACGCCTCTTGTTTCGTTTAACTACTTAATTCAGGCACCTGTTACCTGAAAAGACTTGTATACTGATTTTTGTATACCATTCTTATTCTATTTCATAATACAAAGTGTTAATTTCGCGAACCTAAAATATCAAAAGAAAGAGTCTCTGTTATAGAAACTCTTTCTCTTTGAAACATCATCTGCCAATAGTATTCAAATCTACGACTTCATATCTGCCTGTCTGTGCAAGTCTCTCTAATTTCTGTCGCTCAAGCATCAGCTTCACCATCGCATCTTCCGCTCGTCTCTTTTCAATACAAGTACGGATAGATCTGACCGTGAAATAGCTAGCCAGTCCCCAAATAAGAACCCACAATACAGCAACAACATAATTCATAAATTACAACTCCTTTTTAATTAACGTTTCTCATAAAAGCAAGTGTTTATTACGCGAGTCTAGAGAATATCAATACATAAAGAAAGAGCTCTTGTTCAGAGCTCAATCCATTGTTCGGTTATGGCACATAACTTCGACAGGTCGTCCACTATCAAACATTTTGCCGTAGGTATCCGGATCGTCAATGTCAATCACTCCGATTTCACCAGGTCTCCCTTTGGATTTAATCCCAATTATTAGATTCCTTGTAATCCCGATATGAATCGAAGATCTTACGAAGATTAGTTTGCGGATATGCATCACAGTACTTCCGAGCATAATACTCGTTATCGCTAACAAGTTTCTCTACTCGATAGTAATGCCTTGCGCCGTTACTATCCACCCAAAATTCTTCCTTAATGATTTTCTTCATATGTAATTACCCTCCACGCAATATTTTGGGTATTATCCCATAAAAGGAAATGTTATCTTCGCGAAAAAAAAGACTAGGAGATCCTGTTACAGATCTCCAATAGTCTTAATAAGTTTCCGTCTAAAGTCTGATAATGTAATCCGCTTCTCGAGATACTCCTCAGATTTCTCAAGTATCTGTTCATCATACTTGCTTAACGCAATAGTTTTTCTGAACATCTTATCGTAAAAACTGATCTCATTATCGAGTACCTTTAAAGCTTTCTTGTATTTCTTATCAAACATAAAATATCAACTCCTTCATATAAGAGAGTGTTTTCTACGCGAAAAAAAACAAAAGAGAACGGCTAGATTAGGCTCACTAGCAATCTACATTTCTGTAAATCAGTTTAATTCCTTCGGGCTTAGCCCTCATTCTCTCATAATAGAGAATGCTATTTTCGCGAACTCAAAATATCAGTTTTGTATTCACTCAACGGCTTTTCACTGCGTTAAAAACCAAAAAGAAGAGGCCCTGTTTTCAGAGCCCCTAATTTTTACCCTTTCGTCCCTAGCCGCTCGCGGCGAACCTTGTTAATATTTGCCCAATGCCCGAAATCTTGGCATCTTTTTCTAGTCGCATCCTCGGCAATCTCAATTACCATATCCAGCTTCTCAGCACAAGATTTACATAAATGAGGCATAACACTTCTAATATCAAGCCGCTTAGTCCGATAAATTACATACCGATTACCATCATACTCGAGAGGCTTATCACAAAAATCGCATACAAGTTTAATAGCCATAAAATATCAATCCTTTCTTTCGCCACGATAGCAGAAATCATAAGGTGCTGTTTACGAGTTTTCGAACTGAAATCCACTCCTGCATCGTCACATCGTTGGCGATAAGGTGGTCAGCAAAACGGTCTGGAAAGCAATCTCCATAACCATAATATCTACACGTTGGATCGCACATATATGGGGCCGGACAGGCGTTTGTTTTCATTAGCTCCACCAACTTTTTCCTAACATTCATCAGTTAGTCCTCCTATTCCACGCTTCGATTGCTTCTGACATTGATGATTTTTCTTTTGTGCAATAGCTACAGTTTGGGCAAGTTATCCGATATGTATCTGGACGTCCTTGCAAATGCCCATATCTTATTCGCCTTGGATATTCCCACCCACACTTTTTACAAGGCTTCACTTCACACATCGTTAGCACCTCCATCCATTTTTGCACCGCAGTTTGGGCAATAATCTGGTTTCCAATCTGCCCATACATCTGCATCAAGTCCTCTAAATTTGTCTTTTTTGCATATAGGGCAATATTGATCACCATCAATCCACCGCCCATGCAGCACCGGGGCAACATCGGAGGCCGGGGTGCGAGACACAATATTTCTGATTAATTTCTTTGCTGTAGCGATTGTAATAGCAGCCTTTTCATCGCTTGGGTCATCTGGTTGCACCATGCAAAGGAGTGCTTCACGCTTGATATACTCAGCCATTCCCGTCACCATCCTTCTTTTCTCCGTAGGAGCAGAAATCGTCAGGTTTGCGTCTTAACGGAGCAGAGGTACCCATGTGATGGTCGCAGTGATAGTTCTCTGGGTCACAGTGCTTGCAATCCCGGCATCTGACCACTTCCACAGCATCCACGGTGGGAGCACCCTTCAAAACCGTAATACAGGTTTCTACACCGCGCCTATCACCATCATCTTCCGGACTAGCAAGCTGTGGAATCCATTTTTTATATATTTCCAGCAGCGCATCTGCATCAATCAGCCTTGCCATTTTTATCCTCCTTTTTCTACAACTTCTTTCCTTTTGTTTTTTTTTCGGCTCGTAATATGGGCAGTCTGCCATATTGCAGTATTCGAAACCGCAAGTGTGATTGTTTATGCAAAGTTTTTAAATTTCCATTGACTCAGAATTGTCCTCTAACTCCAAAGGTCTATCACAAAAATCGCATACAAGTTTAATAGCCATACAATATTAGTCCTTTCAATAAGTGAACTTTGGTTGGCCAAGAGTGCAAAAACAAATCCCGCTGCCACCATTTACAGGATTATTAGAACATGTTCGACAAGGAGAATTCGCAAATGCAGGATCGCAATGCCTTGTCATGTTAAATTCAGTATAAGAGTTGCCGCCAAAAGGAACTCTAACAATTTCTTCAGGTTCACCAGTCCAACTCCAACCACAATCAGGACAATATTTCTTAGGAACTGGAGGATCGCAAGTCAACACGAAACTCACCAAATTAGTTCCGCATCTCGGACAAGTCTCAACAATCATAGTTACCCCTCCTCAGCAGCCCCCACTTCGTCCCAGGCCTTATAAATTGCAGACCCCATCTTTGCAATCCAGTCGACCATTTCCTCGTTCAGAGCCCAACATTCGCTCTCATGGGCGCATTCATTAAGCCCCGATTCAGACAGAAACGCGTGCACAATCTCATGTCTGAGAACCTTCCGCATATATGCATCCATATCGCCAAGGTTGCCATCAACATCCTTACGAATCACAATTGTTCTTACTGACCAATCACAATATCCGGCATTCTCAGCAAGAATAGTATTCTCGGCAGCAGTCTGCTCCTCAATCGCCCATTCGTAACCGAGAATATGTACCTTCTTCTTACTCATAAGTTAATCCTCCTTGTCTTTATCATCTTCTATTTCTTCACTATTAAATATAATAAAATCTCGTAAGGCTTTTCTCATGACTGCCCCACGAGTTGTTTCATTAAGCTCTGCTAATCTATCAAGTTCGTCGGATTCTTCTTTAGTGAGTCTAACATCACATTTTGCATCATAGACTCCACTCCATCTTGGTCTTCCAACTTTCTTTATGTTTCGCCATTTTTCATCTCTCACAAGTTGCTCACCTCATTTCCATTCTCCTTCAAGTCTAAATGCACCACGCCCAGCTTCTAGACTCTTTTTCACATCAATCACACGTTGGTTAAGCGATCCTCTATAGAAGAGACTCAAGTTCTTGAGAGACTCGACAAAAGGTCCATCAACCAGTACATCAATATACTGCATCACTGGTAAACTCTTCAAATCCTCAAATTCTCCACCAGTCCACGCCCAAATATCTTTCTCAGGATATAACGACTTGGCAGCCTTACAGAGCTTATAAACCTCATCCCTGTTTTCAGGCTCAAAAGGTTCACCACCAAGAATACTCAATCCAGCAATATGTTCGTCAGAAAGCATGCTGAGAAGCTCTCTACGCGTCTCTGCGGTGTATTCAGTTCCATAGTCAAATGCCTGTGCCTCCTCGTTAAAGCAGCCCTTACAATGATGTCTACAGCCTGAGACGAAGAGAGAAACACGGCAGCCAGGGCCATTAGCAATATCATAATTCTTAATTGCTGCGTAATTCACAGTTGGACCTCCTTACTTCATAAAGTAAAATCTAGATGCTTTTCCATGAAAGGCTTAATAATTTCGTCAATAGCCTTCATAGCAAGTTCTCTTGTAGGAAAATAAACAGCATTCAGAGACTTAGCGTGGCAGTTTCTGCAAATAACAAAACCCTCATTAGAGCAAGACCAATAAATCTCATAGTGGTCATTAATGCCATTCCAGGAATTTTCGCCCTCGCCATTTTCCATGGAAAAACGCCATAGGAGTCTATTCAGAGTTTCATAAAGTGCTCGTTGGTGCATTAAATTTTTATCAGTACAGTAGTTTGCAGCTTTATAGAGTGCATCATCGATTTCGTAATGTCCATCCTTGTCCTCACCAACTGTACCGTCGACATCGACAAAGTAGTAGAATAGTTCTTTCTTTTGTCGCTTAAAAGGACTCATTTTCTTTTCATTTTCAAGCTTTTGACTGCTGATAGTTGCGCGAAGCTTTCCAACCAAAGCATTATCCAGTTCAAACTTCTGACCGTCAAGCATAATATAATTTTCCATTAATCGTCTCTCCAATCATTCGTCTTTATCCCAAAGATAATCGTTATTCAAACAATCTTTGCATTGGCACTTTGGTTCTTCAAAATCCTTTCCACGCTTTTTATATTCAGAACATTTGGTCGGCTGTGGAATTCCGTATGAACTAAGCCTAATTTCTTTCGCAAAACAGCGATATTCAGCCCAAGTCGGACACCAACAACTGTGAATGCATGTAGGGCATAATCCAGTAGTAGACATAAAATATCAAGCCTCCTTAATTCTACGACCATGGCGCGAAACATAAAGCTTCTTAATGTCATCAGGTAATTTCTTAAACTCGTCATCAGTCAATGCTTCATTAATGTTGTATGTTATAACTTTACCATTCATAGCCCGCTTTTGCTTCTCTGTCAAACTATCAGAAGGAAATTTAATCCCTCCACTTTTACCACAGTGAGACCTTTTATTATGACTACCACGAGCAGTTCGTGTTTTATCTTTACAATCAGCTATAAATTCTTTTTTGCTCATCAGTTAACCGTGACATTAGTCTCTATTCCTTTCTTTTAGTTTTGGATATTTATGAGTAAGCTTTTCGGGATAATTTCCACCAGACGGGTCTCTATCCCAAAGAAGGTATTCCCACCATGCAGGTTCATCTTTATTTGAATCAGCACTATATTCATACATATTTTGATAAGGATCGGAGTTTGAAATAATAAATTCTTTATTCCATCCAGTGAGTCTAATAAGAATATCGTTCACATAAACTCGTTTAGCTAGACGGTTAAGAAATTTATTCGGCTCACGAAAAGTTTGCTCATACACACGATCTCTAAACTGCCCCTCAAGAATAAGATAATAGCAATCTTGAGTTTCAAAATCGCCTCGACGCACTGGCTCAAAAAATTCATTAAAGTTAGCCGATCCAGAATAACCTTCCTTTTGAACAATATGAATCTTCATGTCTTCTTCTGATCCTGTCACTTTTGGAAGATGAGAGAGCACTGTTTCGAGAACATATCGCTTTTCTGGCTGAGTGCATCCTGCAGGTTCGACCTCGATAAAACCATTAACGTAAGTCCACCAACTCATGTAGATCTCCTTTCAAGTTTTATTCTGTTTTACTAAAACAATTTCTCACAACGTTCAAAGTTAAAAATAAGAGAAGGCCTTGTTTAAGACCCTCTCTTATTGAAAATCAGATTTTAATCCCCATGTTTGCACGTTCTTCTTCCGTGCAACTCCTCGTATACATCACGATTCCGGTGGCAGCCACAAGAATCGCAATCATACTCGAAATGAGCGCCGAAACAATAATAGTCGTAAACATAGTAAAGTCTCCTTTATTTTATTTTCTCATAAAAAGGAGTGTTAATTTCGCGAATCATCGTAAGGCTCAACCCAACCAAATTCTGTGCCTTGGAATGACGCTTTAGCTATATGTTCGGCTTCATTTTCATCTATAGCGCAAATAATAGTAGACTTGCGAGTTTCGCCTTTAGAGCTATAAAAATCGCCTACAAAATAGTAGACTTTATATTTATGTAACCTATTCTTCATACGTTTTTACCTTGCTGCGCTTGCCGCTCCAAATATCTTTTAATAGATTCGCAGCGTTTAGCATTTTTGCAAGTAACAATCGTATCTGTCTGAACAACAGTTACTTTATTCAATGGCTCAGTCACGAAACTACTTCTGGTCGGCTTAGTTACATCAGGGTCAAAGTCGCAACATGCATCGCAATATTCATGAATGTCAAGACGAATCATTGATTAATCCTCCTCATCATCAACTGTACCCATCATATTGCCAAGCATGATCTCCATAAATGCAGAGGTGTGCGCCAATGCATCTTCTTTTGTCATTCCCTGAGAGATGAAATTATTATTAACGATACACCAAAGTTCAACCATTACACCAACACCTTGGACAATCTTCTCAACATTTTCATTATTCATTGTTACTTCCTCCTCAAAATTATTCTTTATTTGCATTGAAAACATCAGGTTCTTCGTCAAGCTTCTCCTTAATCTGGGAAAGAATCTCCTCGACAAGTTCTCTTGTATTATCACTAAGAATCATATGATTCTTATGGTCTTCGTACCAATCAAAAATTTCATAAAGATTGCCGTCTCTCCAACTGAAAGACCACCAATCGCAAATCATCTCGATAACATACTTATGCGGAATATCAAGAGCAATAGTCCCATCTTTCGGATCGTCATTGATCAGGACCCAATATTGCCAATGATGAGGGTTATTATGAATATGATGCAGCCAAGCATAATTAAAAGCGTCCTTAACTTCCTTAGTTTTGATGCCATAGAAATATTCATCATAAGCCTCATACTCTTCATAATCGTACTTAGAATCATCGTGGGACCCGATAGATAGCAGAGTAGTGAAGCCTTCGTCATTAGCCACATCGGGAAGATTTCTTCTGAGCCAGCTATAGGCTCGATTTACATCCATAATATGGTTAGTCAAATATTCATTATATTCAGCGCTCATGTGTGTTTCTCCTTTCATTCATCAAGCATAACAAGTGTTTTAAATATCATCGAAATCACGTTAGCTACACAAAAAGCAGCAAAGCAAATCCAGTAAACCACTCCTCCGTGAATAGCCGCTCCAATAAGAGCAAATAATGCAATGGTTGCCAAGTAACAGGACCTCCTAATAAAAAGAGTGTTTTTAGAGTTGTCTGACAAATTTTAGAATAAAATGAAGAGACCCAGGTTACCCCAGGTCTCTTTTGTAAGGTTACAGATGTAGTACTCTGTCTTTAATTTCTTGTGTTCGACCTTGGTTCCAGAAATTAGAGCCTAAATATCCACATGTACGGCGAACAACATTCAACTTAGTTTCATCACGGTTTCCACACTGAGGGCATTCCCAAACAAGCTTTCCGTCATCTTCAACGATCTGAATCTCACCATCATAACCGCAAACCTGACAGTAATCAGACTTAGTGTTTAGCTCAGCGTAGAGAATTGTGTCGTAGATGCACTTAATTACTTCCATAACAGCCTCAATATTATGCTGCATATTTGGAACTTCTACGTAGCTAATTGCCCCGCCAGGAGACAGTGCCTGAAACTCTGACTCGAATTTGAACTTTGTGAAAGCATCGATAGGCTCGGTTACATGGACATGATAGGAATTTGTGATATAATTCTTGTCAGTAACACCGGGAATGACACCGAATCTTTTCTGCAGGCATTTTGCAAATTTGTATGTTGTTGACTCAATAGGCGTTCCATACAGACTAAAGTCGATGTTGTCCTTAGCTTTCCACTTAGCACAAGCATCATTCATATGCTGCATAACCTGAAGCGCAAATGGCTTAGCTTCATTATCAGTGTGGCTTTTGCCAGTCATATACTTAACGCATTCATACAATCCTGCATAGCCAAGACTAATAGTGGAATATCCATTATAGAGAAGCTTGTCAATTGTTTCACCCTTTTTAAGTCTTGCAAGTGCGCCATACTGCCAAAGAATAGGCGCTACATCAGAGACAGTTCCCTTAAGACGTTCATGCCTACATCTCAGCGCTCTATAGCAAAGATCCAGACGTTCATCCATAATCTTCCAGAACTTATCATAGTCACCGCCAGAGGACAAAGCGATGTCGGGAAGATTAAGTGTAACAACACCCTGATTAAAACGCCCATAGTATCTATGCCTGCCAGGAATATAATTCTTAGCCTCAGCGATGTTCTCGATTCCAGCATCAGTAAACCGATCTGGCGTCAGAAAACTTCTGCAACCCATACAGGGATATACGTCTCCTTTAAGCTGTCGCATAACCTTCGCAGAAATATAATCCGGAACCATTCTCTTGGCAGTACACTTAGCTGCAAGTTCGGTAAGGTAATAATACTCTGAATCAGGATGAATATTATTCTCGTCAAGAGTATAAATTAATTTCGGGAAAGTAGGCGTAATCCATACTCCGACTTCATTCTTAACGCCCTGGATTCTCTGTCTAAGTACTTCTTCGATAATATCAGCAAGATCTTTACGAATTTGTCCATCCTCAACTTCATTAATATCCATATAGATAGTAATAAAAGGAGTCTGGCCGTTACTTGTTAGAAGTGTAAGAATCTGATACTGAATCGTCTGAATTCCCTTTTCAATATCGTCATGAACCATTTTCTCGATAAACTCGTCCGTAGCCCCAGCGAACTTATGTCTATACTTCTTTCGAGACTCATTAACAAATGGTGCAAGATGCGAGAGAGTAATAGTCTGTCCGCCATACTGATTAGATGCTACCTGTGCAATGATCTGAGTTGCAATGTTACATGCCGTGCTGAATGTCTTTGGCTTCTCGATCATTGTGTCAGAGATAACAGTGCCGTTCTGCAGCATGTCTTCCAGATTTACGAGATCACAATTGTGCATATGTTGAGCAAAATAGTCTGCATCATGGAAATGAATAATGCCTTGGTCATGTGCTTCGACGATATCTTTAGGAAGAAGAATACGCCGTGTTAGATCCTTAGAAACCTCACCAGCCATATAATCCCGCTGCGTAGAATTAACTACAGAATTCTTATTACTGTTCTCCTGTTTAATTTCCTCATTAGTTTGGTCAATCAGAGCAAGAATAGAATCGTCTGTGGTATTTTTATTACGAAGTTTTTCACGATCATAACGATACCTCACATATGCTCTAGCTACATGAAAGAAACCAGAATTCATGATATGAGATTCTACAAGATCTTGGATCTCTTCAACATGGCACTCACGGTTATACATTTCACATTCATTAACTACAGCACTAGTAGTGTTGTCAATCTGAATGCCATTCATTCGAACATGTTCTGGAACAGACTCATTTGCCTTGATGATCGCGGTTTTAATCTTGCTTCTGTCAAATTCTGTCTCTACTCCATTACGTTTAATAACTTTCAATATGGACCAACCTCCTTAATTTGCACCACTGCTTCCGAATCCACCACGATCAGGGTCTTCAAGATAGTCAACCTCCTCAAATTCAAACTCAGGCTGCTTCTTCTCGATTCTGAACTGACAGATTCGATCATTCTTATAAATCATGGTATCATGAATGGCAATTGCAGCAAACTTCCAAATATCATTGTCGCCGCAATAGCTATTATCCACGATACCCATATGATTTGCCTGAATAATACCCCAATGCTTATACGTAGACGATCTCGGGACAATATGAGCCTCGTAGCCCTCAGGAAGCTTCATAGAAACCCCGAGCGAAATGAGTCTAAAATCTCCAGCCTTCATAAAAACATCTTCAGCCGCTCTAAGATCAATCCAATCTCCATTCTCATACATTCCAATTGGTAGAATATCATCGTGATACTTGATCTTAATCGTGAGCTTTTCATTGTTGGACATTGTTAATTATCCTCCTTAAAATTTTAAAGCCAAGATCTAATCTTAGCCTGAATCAACGGTCTGCAAAATTGGTCGATTACTGTTCTAGGATCTCTATTGGGCTGAGATTCAATTGCCTCTCTGAGTTTTGCTCGCATCTCTGGATCGTTCTTGCTGCAAACACCAAAATCATCGAGAACTTTCATCTTTTCGTTGATCATAGCGGCAATTGATTTGCTGAATCGTTCATTATTTTCTTTAAAAGCCATAATAAATCACCAAATATCAATACGTAAGCTGAATGTCAACATACTTACTCCAAGGAACATACAGCAGATCGATCATATATCCATCTTCATTGTACGCGATGAAAGAAGATCCTGGTTCTTCTTGGATGTCCTGATTAAAACCATAAGCTTTGCACATTTCAACGTAGTCTTCATAATCCTTCAGAGTGGTATAGCCGATCTCAGCCCAGAACATTGTTTCATCAGAAGGAGAGCCATAGAACTGACCTCTATCAGACCAAGTTGGGACAGGAAGATTTGTAGCAATGCCATAAGTAGGCCACTCAATTACGTCATATTCCTTAGCATCTGGAATGAGTAGATCAGCATGACCAAGAATAGGGGCATTATTTTCTTCATCTTCGGTAGGTGTTTCGACAACAGGATCAGATTCAGGCTCGGCTTCAGTTTCAGTCTGAGTTTCGGACAGCTCTGTTTGCTTCATCGATTCAATTTGGGCGTTCATTGACTCAATCTGCTTCATGGCTTCTGCATACTCCATATCCTTATGGTAAGAGCAACCAACAAAAGATAGACAAAGAACAAGAGCAATCACGACAACAACAAACTTTCTCATAATTTCCTCCTTAATAATTTGAAAAAATATAAAGTTAACTATTTTGAATATTATCTGCATAGCTTAGAACAGACCAGACATAATTACTAGTTAATCCGCTGCTCCACATACTATTAGCATGTCCAGGACCGCCATTGTATGCCATTAGAGCCCATTCAACACTTCCACTCATATCGACATAGTCAGCAAAGCAATCAATACCAACTGCAACATTCTGATAAGGATCGAATAGATCATAGCACCCGAGTTCATTCATACGTGCCCCATTATACTCAGGAATGATTTGCATCAAGCCATATGAGTAGCCATAAATCCCATTGTCCCCAACAGCTCCAGAATCAAAACCAGACTCTCGGTAAATCATGGCGATAATAATAGCCGGATCAATTCCACGAAGTTCACATAGTTCGAAAATATAAGTCTGGAGATCTGTGCTAAGACCTACGTCATAGTAAATAATCTCAGGTTCTGTGGGCTCCGGCTCGGTTGCTACTTCGGTCGCAGAAGGAATCGTCACATCTGGAAATTCAATAGCTTCGACCTGTTCCTTCAAATTATCAATCATACTAGTCTTTACAATGGTTGTCTCTGGTTCTGTAGGCCTCTCTATAGCCATTTCCACAACAGGCTGAGATTCTACAGTCCTAGGATCGCATGTGTCATAAGCGATAAATAACGAACTAGTAAGTAAGGCGACGCATGCACCAAGTACAAAAATATAGAGTGATGAGATGATGCAGTCTAAAGTAGCATAAAAGTGATTTTTGTTTTTCATAAGAAATATAGGTTTCCTTTCCTAGCATTGAATATAAATCGTGCTTGTCAGGCAGCACCTCCTTTAAGTTATCTTCCTCCAAAACTAAAAAAAAGAAAAGAGGAGACCTAGTTTTACCAAGTCTCCTCATAAAAGGGGCTGTTTTTCACGCGAATTATTAAGCAATGATAAGAAGCCAAATAGAAGCTCCAATAATAAACAGACTTGCTGGAAAAAATAGAAATGTACCGTAACCTGCCACAAGATAATCGAAATATTCAACATTGTGAGGATGCGTATCAAGCTCCTTAGTCATCTTTCTAAATCGACTAATACTAAAAATAGAACAAATAAAACTAAGGACCCCAATGATAAGCATAATCCAAAGCATATGGTACCTCCCTTAATAAAGCTCGCAGTGTTTATTGATAATAGACGGCTTATCTTCATGATATCTACAAGATACTTTAATAGCAAAATTTGAATTGTATACCTGCTCAGGAAGCTTTGAGAGCAAATCAAGATAATCATTTTTAATTCCGCATACTTCCCTATGTATACAATGTGTGCATTCAGTTTCCCTTACGCATTCGCCCATAGTTTACCTCCTTTTAAAAATATAAAAATAAGAGAATTCCAGCCTTTACAAGTTCATTCCAAAAATAAAAAATCGATAGGAAACTCAGTGTGGAAATAAATCTTGTAGTGGTATGGATCAGTATGTGTTCCGGAAATATCTTCAACAACATCGAGAATAATAGTAATAAACTTTTTATTTAATAGTCTTCTTTCTTTTAAGAAATTCATGATATTTATTTTCAAGAAATTTACGATATTTTTTGCTGTAGTTTTCAAGGATAAGATCGAGCATGATGGAGTTAGTCTGCTCTTTAGATTCTGGCATAGTAGTAAGATATAGAAAATCTTCTTTATCATCGACTAAAGTCTTAAATATTAAGTCTAAAGCATACTGGGCATCAATCGGAGGATCACCAAGAAAATGTTCAGGATCATTATACCAATCATTCTTCTTTTTACAATATCCTTCAAAGGATACATCTTCAGGCCAGATCATTCGGTAACCTCATCGTAAGTTCGTTCGAAAATATAGTGATTGCATGGATAGAACTCACCTGCTACCCCGCGGATAATCCAGTCTCCTAAGCTTGCATAGTGATCGCCCTCCAACGTGTGAATGATCAACTTGTTCCAATATTGGGCACTGTATTCTACGTTTAATTCACCAGCAAAGTTTAAAATCGCATCGTAGTTATCGCCAGTCCATTGAACTGCCTGGATCTCAACAGGCTTCTTACGAAAAGTTTTAATCATTTAGTTTTCTCCTTTCATTCATGTTTGAATCGTCCACAGGAATGCCTCTCTAATGCTGAGAAACTACCAAGTAAATCACAGTTAAAAACGTTCGGACCATCTTTATAACTCCAGTTATATGATTTGCAGTTCTTACAAAACATGCAACATCGAGTAGCCGAGGTCTCTCCATTTCTTCTTAAGATGCAAATATCATAGTTTTCGCAGGCTGGACAGAGATCTTTAGTCATTCTTTTCTACGATACTCCTCTAGTTCTTTCTGAAACGCTTCGGTTTTATCATAACCGCATCCAAACATTTCAGGGCAAAAACCACGATAAATACACTCTCGTACCATGCAACTAGCTAATTCGGGTTCAGTTTTAGATACCTCATCCTTAACTTTCTGCCAAGCAGCTCGAGTTTCAGGAGATGCACATGAGCATAAACGTTTACGACTAATGTTAATAAGAGCCTGAGCATTTGCCTCACAAGCATGATTGACAAGAGCTCCTTGAGGAATATCATTTCTATCAATTCCAGTTCGATCAGTTCGTTGAGTGGTTACCCAGTGCTCAATGCCAATTTTATGACGAACAAAATGAACACTAACCCAAGACTTAATATCTTTCCAGCGCCAATAAAATTTAATTCTTCGAATGGGGGAATGCTCGGAAAGAAGGAGTTTCTTTTTCCAAATAGCGTCTGGATAAGCACCAGTAGTTTTACCGATAGTATTCATCGTTGAATCCTTTACATCTTGCCAATTGTCTTCGTGCTTGAAAATATCAATAGTCATTTAAACCTCCATTCGTATCCGCCGGCGCATTTTCTTTCACCAGTACATGCTTTATGTATATTACCTTGCGGTATACCAGTCTCCTTCGATGCCTTACCTTCGGAGTAGTATTCCTCGATCACGTTGCCATTTAAGATCTGCAAAACAGCGCGGCCTTGTTTCATAGCCATCTTCGTGAGACCTTCGCCATAACAAGTATTATAACGAACGGTGCACCATTCCAGATTATCTGCTTCATTGTTTTGTTTATTCTCGTCCTTATGATTCACAACAGGCAAACAATCAGGATTCGGAATAAATGCCTCTGCCACTAATCTATTTACGCGTCTTCCATAATGTTTACCATCCTTAGATAAACACACTGCTAAATATCCGTCTTTATCGTATCTTTGTTTAAGTATACGTTCTTCAACTTTTTGAACTCCAGCATTATTAGGTTTAGTTCGTTCAATGCTTTTAATGTCTCCATGATTACTAACTTGGTAAAGGCCCTCGAAGTTTCTAACGTCTTTCCACATATCAATCTCCTGCATTTTTTCTAGGATTTCTCATTCCTCTGACAATTGCTTCCCAATCCATTACTTCAGTGTTTTCAAGTTTAATCATTAATTAGTCTTTCCTTTCTTCTTATTAATAATTTTAACCTTATATCCAAGTTCTTTCTCAATTTCGTCAAGAGTCATTTCCTTAGTTGCATATTCAGTGATAATATTAAAATAATAAGCAGGTTCTTTAACACCCCGTTCGCTTGCGAGATCGCAAGTAGATTTGTATAACATCATTGAATCTCTACAAACTATATAAGGGGGTTCTAAGAGATATTCGTTATATGATGGAAGCGATCTAATAACGGGTAGATATCGTTGGCTAAATGGTATTGAAGTTTTGGGAATTACAACAGTGTGCTTACCATTTTTATCTTCGTATTTATAAATTAGTTTTAGATACCAGCAATCATCTTCCTTAAAAGGAGTAATGCTATAGAGTTCAACATTGCTTTCGCTCATCAAATATCATTCCTTTCATTAATACTCTCATTACATTATTAATCATTATCATGCTCCATTTCAACAAATACACCATATTCGTAGCCAACATCACCAGCGAGAATCTTGCCAGCTAAAAGAGCCTCAATTTCTTCTCTTGTAACTGAAAAATATGTATTACCATAGCATGACGTATGCATATTAGCTTCTTCTCGAGTATTGCAAATAATAAAAGTATTCATGCCAAATCCTCCACAATTCGAACTCTTGAATCGTTTTTAATATTGCATAGTTCAAACAATCCATCACCATAAAAATCCCGCATATCATAGCCATCCATGTAACCTAACTCGCAATGTCCTTCAATGCCACACTCATTATGGCACTGGTAACGGGTTGTATAAAACATGGGACAGTCATTACACTTTGCTGGATACTTTTCAAGCTCGAGAGCAATTAATTTCTTATACTTAATCATGCATTTTCTCCTTCCCGTGATGTTAGAATATACTCCACTCTATCTACAAGATCTGCGTATTCCATCCCATATAGGCAAGCACAATTACCATTATCATGCCTCTCAGCTTCTTCATCAGGATCAGAGCAAGGCACCTCAATACCTTTCTCTGCAAGAAGTTCGTCAAATAAATCAACGATATCAGCTGCTAAATTATGCTTAGTATACATTATTTTAAACCCTCCAAAATTCTAATAGTTCTATTGAAATTTTTCTTACGAGTGCGAGGTTTCTTTGCATAAAGAGCCAGATGAACCACTCGTTTATTTGGACAGCATCTAATTATCACTTCACGAAAACCAAACAAAGTCGCGATTGCTTCTTTTGACAATTTTGCGATGCATTCGAAATATGAAGAAGTTATATCAAATGACGAAAAAGGTACATCATTGTCAGTTTCAGTATATGATGCAAGTTCTTCAATCTTTGCAATGTTGCCAAAAGTTTCATAGTTCTGATTATCTTTATCAAATGAAATCAAATTAATATACGGAATCTTCATTTTTCTTCTTTTTCTCAATTCGAACCAAAACCTTCTCAAGGTCACGCTTAAGAGCGCTATTTGTACCGTGGACCTTCTTTGCTAGTGCAGCGCAATAACCGAGATAGGCATTATGTGGATCTCCTTCAGCCGGTCGAACAATAGTCTTAGTACCGTCCATCCAGATAACTACAGTAGTACCACTTTCATCAGTATAATAAACTTTCTTGGGCTTAGGATATGCAATACACTGCGTACCGTATACGGTGCCAAGAGCAATTTTATACAAATTGTCGTAATTAATCATTTATTTGTCCTCCTTATTTTTGTTATAATTTTCGACAGCTTCATTCCAACAAAGCTGTCACAGCATTTACATCGCCTGAAGCATTTTCAGGTTACACAATTTTGCCATTCCCATGTTATTTTTCCTCAACAAATTTGGCAAGGAAGTAAAGAAATTTTCGGTATATTCTTTGCAAGGTGATATTCGAGTTTCTTAGCTTCAGCTTTCAATTCGTCTCGTCAAGAGCTATAACTATTTTCTCCTTACCCGTCAAAAGGAACTTGTTCGACATCGCCGCCCTGCACAGTAATGGACTGCATTACACATTTCTTCTCCTCATCCCAATAAAGACTATCGAGAACCCAATCAATCTGTTCCTGAATCTCAGGTTCAGTCATTCGCATAACTTCATAACCCTGAAGCCCAACATTCTTTCGAAGTTTCTTAAGAATATCAAATGTCCAAAGCTGGAACTTTCGAGCCTCGAGCTTACGACTTGCGAACAAAGCCTGATAAATGCCCGCTTCATTTACTGCAAGCATCCAACGAGTCTTATTTTCACCTGGATGCCTACCAATGTCCTTACCGATCATACCGCGATCAATTCTATCAATAGATTTATGCTCACATTTAAGGTCGTGAGTTCCATCCTCAGATCTAACAACCCTTGAAGGGTTATTAGATACCTCAACCTTGACACGCTCCAGCATTTCCGGATAAAGACGGCTTGCAATCTTGTCAGTTCTCAGCTTCAGTGCATCACAAATATCCTTCAGAATTGCATACCACTCGCCATTAATTTCAACAAAACGGATCTCGTGTCCGTACCAAGTTTCGGTCCTCATTTATTCTCCTTTCAAATTACCATTTATTCTCTCTAAAGTTTAGTATGACGAATTTGTATAGACCTCTTCCCAGGTCTTAGAAGAAGTTACTGACTTACATGGTTCTTTAGTATGATTCAGACCTTCTCGAAGACCTTCTTCAAATCCATCTATGTATCCTTGCAGATAATCGTCATTTTTACTAGCTAATTTCTTCCAAAATGAAAATACCATATTTGCCTCCTAATTTTAATGTTTTGGTGTATTCAAATATCTAAAAACATCCATGAAATCGTCTTCACTATAGAGATCCTTCGGGTTCTCATCGCACCATCGTTTAATTCGCTTCCTATCTTTTTTATTGGCATAACCAAGCTCAATGCATTGGCGCAGAAATTCATTAAGTGTCATTCGTCAGTCTCCTCATAAAGAATTACAATAGAATGGTCACCATATCGTACCTGTTCATACTTAAAGTCAAGAATAACTGCATGAGGATGATCCTCCATCCATTCGCCAAAGAGCTGATCTGCACGAGTACCTCCAGCATTACCAAAGAAAATCTTAGCCTTAGGCTTGATATGAGTATCCCGCTGCATCTCGTAGAAAGTCATAGTTAAATCTCCTTTTTTTAAAAATAGTTATTGAAAATGAAAAAGGGCCCGATGTTTCTGACGAGCCCTTTTAAAAATAGAAGAGTATACAATGCGCATCAATAGCCGAATCAACCTCTTATTTCAGTTGCGTCCATCCGCACCAAACTCCATACGCTTCACGTCGAATCAACCTCTTATTTCAGTTGCGTCCATCCGCACCAAACGTGACCTTTTTAAATATCGTATATTCTTCTCCATAATAGTGTCTGTATTTTTCGCGAAATTAAATTTCTTCCTTAATCTCGTACAAATGCTGAGCCTTCTCGATTTTATCTTTTCTATTGCAGAGATTAATCAGTTCGATCCGTACCTTCTCTAGAGTTTCTTTGGTCTTATTTTCATTAGGATGCGACTTCAAATATTCTACAAGATATTTTTCTTTATCAATTCGATAAGTAATCTTATGGTTTATAGTTCCAAGCGCTTCTTCAAACACTCCCTCACTAGCTGCGGTCATCAAAGTGTCTACCGAATCTTTGAGATCTTTATTTCCACTAAAATACTTGACTCCAAAATATGCTGCGAGAGCAGAAGTGATTGTAACGGTAACAGCAGACACAGTGAGAATAGCCTTCTCACGCTTAGTAAGTTTCTTCATAATTTATCCTTTCAAAATATAAAGCACAGTTACTTCACAAGTCGTAAAATAATCAGCCCTTACTCATTTCTGTTCCATCTGCATTAATTCCTGCATACTTAGCTCGTTCATCATTGCCAATCAACCAGATGAACCGAATGTAATTGATAATATCTTGACATTTCTCAAGAAGATCATCTCTGTCATGAAAATCATTCTTCTGCACTTTGTCACGTAATGCAACAAGATGCTTAGTCGTGTAACCCCATGCGCACTGTGCAGGAGTAGAGCCCATGATCTCCGCTCCAGCATCAAAGTTATGTAGACAATCGTTTGGCGAAGCATATTTAGCATTCTTTTGCTTTAGTGTTTCAAGAGAATTGCCATCCAGCTCATCAAGGAGCTTATTAAAAGTTTCGATGTTCATACAATGCGTCCTTTCTTATTAATTAACAAACTTATAACTTTCCTGAATGTTTGTTCCAAAGAATCGTACAGTATAATAGTGATGCGGATAATTTACATAAATGACAGTGCATAATTCAGGTTCTGCGTTGGTCGTATCATGCTGTTTGGCTGTCATGATTCGTTCTAATAGAATTCCAATATGGGGAGTCCACTGCTCCATTATATAAATCCTCCTTACTTTTTAGACAGAACAGGAACAAGAAATACTCGAATTTCAATAAGGATAAGCCAGATACCAGTAGCAATACTAATATCAAAGGGCTTCCTAAAACAGAGGGATGCAAGGAGCAGAAGACCCGTACTTAGCACCCAAGAAAAAGCAATGACAGTAATGTAAGCCAGAAGCTTAATTCCGAACGAGGTTTCATTCTTTTTCATAATTGATTCTCCTTTTCAAAAATATAAATTAAATAATATTGATAAAGATGGAGCGTCCTTCCATTCTTTCAGGAACCTTAAAAAGTGCCTGGATTGCATGATCAATAACTTCAGGATGCTTGAGATAGCAGTCAAAAGGAATGTTGAGGTTTACAGGTTTTCCATTGTGACCACACTCGTCGCACTCGCAATCATTCATAGTGTCCTTAAACCGATCGAACTGAGGCATATACAACTCATAACTATACTTGCACTTTTTAATTACTGCATTATCAAGTGCATCAGTAGACCATCCATTAGTCGTATCTTCAAAAGTAGTGGTAAGGCCACTAAGATCCTTCAGATCAGACATTGTTGCCCAACCATAATCACTAGCAATATCATGCATTGTAGACATAACCAGCTTTGCAGTATAGTGATCCGAAAAAGTACAAATATAAATCATATCATTCTTAGACATAATTAATTCTCCTTTTAAATTAATTGTAAAGAATTTCAGCAGCTTCATTGACTGCCTCAGTATAGCTGTCTGCGGAGCAATAGAATTCCCCGTCAAGATAGACTTCCCAATGGCCACGAACCTGCTTGACTTTAATCTTGGGAGTATCGTTCTCCATTAAACTCTCCTTTCAGTCGTAATGCCAAGTGAGCATCTCTAGCTACTTGCTGGTACAATTGTCGATTAGCTTTTAAGCGGCTGGTTAAGTCGAAACCAGTTCCACTTTCAAAGTTATCGAAATATCTATAGTATCTACTCTTTCTATAAGCTTCTGGCGCTGAATTTCTTAACTCAAGAAGTTGTCGAGTATTTGCATCATATTGAAAATCTGATAAAATGTTACTATTTAGTTCATAGTAAGCATAGGAGTTAACAAGAATGCTACGTTGAAGGAGTTGGATCTTTTGCTTGTCGGTGAAGTTCTTAGCAGAGAAGTTCATAGGCTTTAATCAAGTCGAACCACGAAGCCCTTACTAGAGTTAGAATTATTAGTAAGAGCTTCTCTGATAGATCCATAAATTTTCGATGTATTGTCAAGATCCTTATTGAACTTTTCAAGAATATCATCAAGATTATCATCAAACTTCTCAAGAGCGGCCTTTTTAGCAGCTTCTTCAACATCCTTACGAACCTTTGACGCATCAATCTTGCTTGCAGAGACCGTGATTTCCTTCAAAACAGAATCCTTGATATTGTCGTATTCCTTATCAACTTCTCTCTGAACTTTAGCATGAATATCATTCTTAATCTGATTAGTGACTTCCTTTGCAGCTTCTTCGACAGATCGTCTTGCTTCGTTCTTAGCTGCTTCCTCGACTGCCTTGTCAATCAACTTCTCAGGAATATCGAATTCCATATTGTCAGCAAGATCATTGATACTTTTGTCAAGTCTTTCGCTGATCTTAGCCATTTTAGTATGAGTGCCAATAGCGTAGCCGATACCTACCAGTCCAGCGGCACAAACTAGAAAGTTGAAAATATCATTTTTAGTCATAGTTAAAACATCCTTTCAAAATTATAAAAAGAGCCGCAGGTATACCGCTGCGGTGCCGGTTTTGATTAGAAATTAACCTAGATCATCCAGCATCTTCTTCAGATCTTCCTCAGACATATTCTGAAGAGCATTCTCCTGCTTTGCAGCCAGGACTTCCAAAATATGCTGCTTCTTTGCGGCTCTCTCTGCTTCCATTCGATGAAGCTCAGCTGCCTGCTGCTTGCAATTGAAAATATACTTGACAATCTCGATCTTACAAGTCAGATCCTGTTCCTTATTAAAAAAGTTTGCAGGCTTGGTAGAAAGCAGGCTATCTCCTTCCTGGCACGTCTTAAGTTCCTTGGAAAGTGCCTGATATACAGCATCGAGCTGACCCTGATTGAGATCCCAAAGGTCTTCAGTAGTGATAGTGCCTTTCCAGGGATACCGGAATTTGAACTTGGAAGCCATTTCGAACATGTCGTTGATAGTAGCATTATTCATAATTAATTCTCCTTTAAAATATAAATTTGTTGATTAGAAATTGACTTTCATGACGCGCTCAGTTGCACCCTTGACCTTAACAATAAGATTATTGCGTTTGGTCGCACTGAAGCCGACGCCAGACAGCTGATCATCGGCGCTAGTGACTGCAAGCTTGCTTCCGAGGGCCTCGAATACTCGCTTATGCTCGTTGAGACGGTTATCGAGGAATTCATTGTAGAAACCATTAGGCTGCTCAGGGTTGATACAATCTTTCAGCATGAAGAAATAATGTCTGTGGCCAATGCCATTCTGATCGTCCCAATAGTTGGGAGAATACATGACAACTGTAACAGGCACAAAGTTATTAGACTTCAGTCCCCAAATTTCTCTCGAGGAAACGTTCGAAGGAAGGAGCTCCTTAATAGTGAAGTTGCCGAAATGATCGAGATACACTTCTGCAACCTTTACGATTTCGTCACGTCTCATTGACTTGCTATAGTCGAAGGAATAGATAGTACCATTGAATTCGATTTCTGCTCTGAAACCATATCTTGCACTACCAGAATACTGATGAATATAGAAACGATATACACCTTCTCTCATTCGAGTTTTATCATCCCAGATGATATTCTCTACAGCTACCTTACCCTGAGGATGAATAATATCAACATCAAGCTGACCATGATTCGGAGAGAATCTAGGCTTCTTAGCAGAACCAAAGTAAATCTCGTAACCACCTGGTTCGACACAATGTGCATCTAGGTCGCAATTATCAGTGCCATCTTCATTCCACTGAATACTAAATCTCAATGCGCCATCAATTCTACCACCAGCACTCTTGACATTCTCTCGAATATCACTATCGGTGATGTTACCGGTATAAGCCCAGCTGAAACCGTTGTTCCACTTAAACATGCTCTTAGCTTCCTTATTAACAGGAGCAATCAGAGAAACCATATTCTGAGCATGCCTGTTCTCAAGAAGAACCTCAACATCCTTAGCTGTCGGGAGAATATCATTGACAAACTTCTCAGCAGATACCTCCTCGACCCTAGAGAACTTCTTCGGATCAATTGCAACATCAGTCATCATATCGTCGAAAATATCACCGCTGATTCTCTTAGCCGTATCTCGATTAGAGAAGAGGATGTTGTTGACCGTAATATCGTCCAGAGTAGCAAACCGTCTAGGCAGAGAATCCATATAGCCGAGCTCTGTGATCTTCTGCTTTGCATCTTCTAACATCTTCTTAGTGAAAATAGCCTTAGGACGCTTGTAGTTAGTCGGAGCTACAATCTTCTCATAGCGTCTAACTGCGGCATCTAGTTCCATACCTTCAGAAATATCAGTCAGCAGAACGCCAATGGAGTGATTACGGATACGACCAATCACATTACTGATAGTCAGAGCAGCTTTCCAAGCATAAAGATCCTTCTTGCTGTTCTGAATTGTGGAGTAACGGGTCTTAAAAACTTTCAGAGTCTGAATAGATTCTTTCCACTCTTCACCCTTATAAAGAGTGTTAGAGGTAATAAGCTCGAGAACAGCATCAATTGCATCCATAGAAATCTCATCGAGAGAACGCTTAAAGACATTTTTACGATCACGGATCTTTGCTTTTTCGGTGGAAATACGATCTTTGTGAATGTTATACATAGAGGAAGGAAGTTTCACAAAGAAATGTTCCCAAGTATGCACCGTGCCATCCTCAAGAAGTTCTCGATTCTGGTTGATACCGACATTTGGAGAGTCATTGAGGTAAATGCCAATGATAGGCCTACTGGTTACATATGCTGCCAGAGCGTCCATAACGGGCTGGAAGGTCGTACTATGGGTGTCAAACTCGAAAATGGAATGAACGTTCAGATCCTTGTCGATATAAACAGCTCCGCCAATATTTCTGATGAACTGCCGGCATGCGCTGCAATCGTGGACTCGTCTTTCACGGTAGATTGGATTGGTTCCTTCAGGAAAGCTGTCGAGGTAAAGGTTCCAGAGGTAGTCCTTGTCAATATCGGTTTCAAAGAAACGATTAGCTTCAGAGATGCGTGCAAAGTTTTCTGCGAGAAGGTTCTTAGCATTCTTGAACTCCATAATAAATTTCCTTTCTTTTAATAAAAATAAACGTTTTAAAATATAAATTAAGCGAAGTTAATAGGATATTATTCTCTCATTTCAAAGTTTGTCAATATGCATTGCAAGCTTACCGCGATAGCTGATTGGCAGCTCACATTTGATATAACCTTCAAAGCCTTCCATGTGCTGAATAAGTTGATTGAAGCCAGATTTATTGACAGGAATGTCCGTTTGGCTTTGGCAGCCGCAGATCACGAGCTTGCATGAATCGTAACATCTAGAAATGATACGCTTGAGAATCGGAACAGTCATATTCTGCGCCTCATCAATGATAACAACTTGCTTCTCATAATTCACTCCTCTGCAGAATGTAGCAGAATGGGCACTAATCCATGCAGTTCCATTTTTATTTGAAATATCAGAAGAGATTGCTTGTGCAGGAATAATGTTGCACTTGAGTAGAGCTTGATAAAGCGGATCGAGATAATCGGATTCTTTCATTTTAGTATCTCCTGGACGGTAGCCGAGTGCCCCTTCTTCTACACATGGAAACAAAAATTCTGCACTATCGTATCTGTTGTCTCGATTAATGAGAAGATTAGCACAAGCCACTGCGAGAAGAGTCTTACCCGATCCTGCAGTAGCGTCTGCTAGTACAACGTTATAATCATCGCTCATGATGGCATCCACGAATTTCTGTTGATCCTCATTTAACATAAATCCATAGAAAATATCATCTTTGGTCTTTCTGTTGCTGCCAGCCTTTGCTGCCATAGTCTTTTCTCCTTTCGTTGTCAGACAAAAATAAAAAGGAAGAGAGACACATAGTATCTCCCCTCCATAATACAGCGTGTAAATTTCGCGAATTAGTTTTGTTCGTCAGGCTGCTGACCCTTGACTGCCAGAGCGACTCTTGCAATACCGCCAGCGATAACCCCAACGACAATTGCGGTTCTGATCGGATGCTCAAGCAGAGTGTTAATTACCTCTTTCATTTTTGTTTCCTCCTTAAATATAAATTAATTTAGGTGATCCATTTGTTTACCCAGCGGGTCTCGTTGAATTGTTTCTTCTCTTTGAGGGCTCTGCTAATTGCGATATCAATACTGGAGCGTGATTTTAGGTGATAGTAGTAGAGGTCGATAAATTTAGTATTGAGCCTATCAATTCTTCCTGCAGCTTGAGTCATAACTTTGTAACTATAGCTTTGACTATAAAATATAATTGTATCTGTTGTTATACAATTCCAGCCTTCGCAGCCTGAATTATACTGAGTTAGATAGACCCATTTGCTTCCTGTCGGAACAGGTTGATGAGCATGACCAGACCACTCGGCAATCTTTGTCCCTTCTGCATAGCCAAGGTTTAGAAGAATTTCTCGTTCATAGTCGAAGTTATAAAATACAATTGCTTTTGGATGATCCTCCAGCAACTCAAGTAGAGCCACTTGCCTAGAATCATCTTCATTGACTATCCTACGCAAAACATAGCATAGACTGGATGCTTGCTGAATAGGCTCATCTTTATATGGATTCCAGCGTTTTTTGAAAATATCTTTGTAGAATTGAACATCGTAATCGCAGTAAACATCTTCATGATGAGGTTTTGTATGACGCTGAACAGTCATGTCAATAAGAATTCTATTACGCAATCGATCAAGGCGCTGTGTCCCGATATAACGTTCGATCTGAGGAAATTTTGCAAATCTAGAATATACAACGTGTTCTCTTTGGAATTCTGTTTTGTTTTTATAGAAACCATTCGCTACAAATACAGCCCAATAATCCATATAGGTATCACCAGGAGTTGCTGAAAGGATAATCCAATCATTATTCTTGGCTATTTTGAGAAACGCTTTTACCCAAGCTCCTGAACCTGTCACACGATCCTCATCTAGGAGAAAGAAAGCCCCTTTGATCTCAGCGTATTTCTTAATATTGTTCCAGCTGTCGACAACAATTTTATTTTTGTAATAATTTGTTTCTGGATTAGTAGACAGTCGATACCATGCTAATTCCTGGTCCCATTCGAGAGAGTCTCTCTTTTTTGCAGTTGTAATAATATAAAGATCTTTTGGGTTCTTCATAGGAGTATAGTCAGAACCTTCTATCCATCCGCCATTCTCTTTAAAATAGTAGAAGAGTCCGGTACGAGATTTGCCAGATCCGACACTTCCATTTAATATCGAACCATTTCTAGCTTTCTTGACTGCTTCCATTTGGAAATCGTATAAAAAGGGCTTTGTACTCACTCGTCTTTCACCGGCCATTCATAACCAAAATCGGTTCTTTTGATTTTGCAGACAGGCTCTCCATTAAGCCAAAAGACCAAACCTTCCTCTTTATGCTCATTAAGCCAATTAGAGACAGATTCAAAAGTGCGACCTACATCGGCTGTCATTTTACCATGTCGTACAAGCATGTCAGTAAATAAGCCGTAGGGATTGCTCTTAAAATGTGGGCCTATCACCTCATATGTTCCGTCAAGGAGGTCATGTCCAATAGACATTTCGGTAATATACTTTGCTTGTATAAACCATTTATCTGCAGGATCATTTCTATTGATTTCGACCCAATGTGGCCAATGGCCTGTTACAGGATCTGGATCACAGCATGGAATAGCTCCTTCAGGTGGCTTTCTTCCTTTCTTGGCATCGTATCTTTTATAAAACTTACCATCAATAATTTCGCAACAAGCCCCGTCAATTTTAACTGTAGCGATACCATTTTTAAAAGCTTCCTCACAGCCTTCTGTAATAACAGGAACAATGTCGATGATACTATGATTATAAAATACACGTTTAAATAATGTAGGAATCTTTTTCATTACTTATCTCCTTTTTCACACTGCTCGTTTGCGGCATATTTGAGTTTCTTAATATAGTAATCAAGAACATCATTACAACCTTTTGCATAAGCAGATACATTAATTTTATACTTTCCTTCCTCTGCATCCTTGATCCACTCGTCAACGTCAATAATAATTTTTCTCATAGTAGTTCTCCTTCAAGCTATTTAAATTGGCTCTGCACAAAAAGTATCATAAGCTCCAAGTATAGCTTTCTCCATTAGACGCTGGAAGTCCTTAGACTTTCCGTTTTCAAGCCAGCACTCTTTCATCTTATGCCAATTTTCTTCAAGCTCGAAGAAAGAAGAAAGAACAGAAGCAAGCTCATCCAAGGTGATACCGTCTTTGATAGAGAGTTTTCTATCCTTTGTCATCTGCACATAGAAATCACAGCGAATATTACTCATCTACTTTATCCTCCAAAATCCACAAGCCTCCTCGTCGACCAACAACATCATAATTTTCAGCCACTTCTACAAAAGATATTGTGTTATTGATCAGGCATTCATAACGATTTCGCTTACCCTCTTGTTTTATATTTGCGACAAGAAATAAAGCTATTCCAAAGACTAAAGCAACTCCAAATAGAACACTCGCTATTCTCCAATTTTCTTCTATAAGACTCTTTGCTGCGAAAAAAGCAAAAACACAAGTAAAAATACAAAGAAGAAGAATTACCCAAACAGGTGTCATAAGCTCCATAACCGGATAGTAATTTACAATTGTCATTAGTCTCTAAGCCTCCCAAAATACAAGGGTTCACTACCATAAGTCCAAGTCCAGCCGTATTCTTCCCACTCCTTTTCTCGCTTTGCTCCATATCTTTGTGCGCCTCTTCGAGTAAGGAAATACATTGAGTTGACATTTTCATGTGTCTCTTTATCAAAAATCTCAAGTTGCCAAATACAAATACACATCATTATTCTCCTTTTTACTTGACTCTTACAGCAAGCTCACCGTCATAGAAACCAAATGCGACAACTTCTTTTCCACCTACATTGCCACATGACAAAATATAACTAGGATTACCCCTAATGATAGGATTAAGCTCGTCATCATTAATGACCGCATCGCCATTCCAATTGTCATACATTTCAAGAAATTCTTCGAGTCTCATGCCAGTTCTCCTTTCAACTAAATATAATTAGCCGTCTATTAGTCTAGTACAACGTATTTAATAGATTCATCACCATAAGCCATATCGAGCACAGCAGGAATAGCGTCCTTAACAGATTTGAATTTCTCTTGAAACAATTCAGTAAGCATAACCATGCCGCCATCTACTTCAGGAAGATCTTGTTGTACATTGTACACATCATAATAAATATAATCGATATATCCTTGAGAAATATCATCATCGGTAAGATTATCTCCAGAACCTTCAGCGATTCTGATAATTTGTTTCATAGCTTGTACATAGATAAAAATGTCATTGAATTCGTTATTGTTCATACTTTATTTCTCCTTTTATGTGAATGAATTTGGTTTAGTGCATTAACTCTTTTCTGACAGAAATATAAAATAGAATTCAGAGAAACTTTTTAATTTTGTCAATAATCATTTTTGCACAATTCTCATCCGACAGCTTATCTTTAATAAGTTCTACAATATACTGCTCAATATAAGAATTATTAATATCCTTGAACGGAACAACTTGCATAAGTTTGCAATCTTGGTCAGCAAATGTTCTAGTGAAAACAAAGTGAATAGAATCGTCGAGCTTCCAATAACTAAAATAACACCTGATGTCACATTCTTTGCAGAGTTCAAAAATTTTTTCCATAAAAATCTCCTTTTATTTTGCAATGCGTATTTTTTTTAGTATTAATTGTTTCCAATGGAGAATGGTGCCGGAGACGGGATTCGAACCCGCAAGCAATTAAGCCGACAGATTTTAAGTCTGCTTCCTGTACCGTTCATTCGGATACTCCGGCAAATATAAAAGCCGCTATTTATACATATAGGGCGGCTAGTCCTATTTGGCAGAGATGGTAGGATTTGAACCTACGAATACTAGAGTCAAAGTCTAGTGCCTTAACCACTTGGCAACATCTCCATATGGCGGAAGAGAGGAGATTCGAACTCCTGCGAGCTGTTAGACCCCTGTCGGTTTTCAAGACCGATGCCTTCACCGCTTGGCTACTCTTCCATGTGGTGGTTCCTCAGGGACTTGAACCCTGGACCGCCCGGTTATGAGCCGGATGCTCTGACCAACTGAGCTAAGGAACCAAATATAAAAGAAAAAGAGAGAAGACTACGTTCTCAGAATTTCACTGCATACATGACCAATCTTACTAAATCGTTCTAAGGAATTTCACCTTAAATTCAGTTAATCGTCTTATAGTCTTCTCTCATAATACAGCGTGTAAATTTCGAGAATGGTCCGAGTGACAGGACTTGAACCTGCGGCCTCTTGATCCCAAATCAAGCGCTCTACCAAACTGAGCTACACCCGGATTGTTTATTGTTTTTGTGTCAAGTGTCGCTAAAATACTCTTCTTCCTTATCATTCATCGACTGTACTTTCTTCAAATCAGAAATACTGTAATTAATAGAAGGAGCCCAGTTATTGCACATGTTTACTCTGCGACCCTTATTCCTAGTCTTTGCAGAACACAACGGGCATGAACAATGAATCTTATTTTTAGAATACTGATGCAAATTATCGTACAAGCCGAATCCTCTATTTTTGCTATACAGCGTAATCTGAAGATCTAATTTGCATTTTCTGAGAGCCTTAACACGAGATACATAACGATTCTTCGCACCGATCATAATTTGTAATCTCCTTTCAAAATATAAATGTGGTGCGGGATAGGGGATTTGAACCCCTACGCTTTTCAGCAATGGAACCTAAATCAATCGTGTCTGCCTATTCCACCAATCCCGCGAATATAAATAAGAGGACCCGAGCAATTAAACCCGAGTCCTCTTATATGTTTTTACTTTTTCATACGATCCTGAAGATCATATGCATAATCTTCAAAGTCAGCCTGATCCTTTCGAACAACATCTCTATTGATCTTACAAAGCTCTTTATCGATATGGCGACTAGTCAAACTAAGTTCCATATCATCAAGATTAAGAACCGCACCGAACGTTGCAATTCTAATATCGTTTACGACACTATCAGCAACAATAGTAAGTCTTGTTCCATTAAGCATAATTCAAAACCTCCTTAGAACGGCACTTCTTCATCATTCTTATTTGCATACCGAGCAGCAAAACGGTCAATTCGCTGAACAACTTCCATTGACTGCAAATATGCTGTACGACCAGTTCTGCCATTGACATCCCAGTCGTACGGACGAATATCCATGCTAACAGAGTCAATCTCAATGTTATCAAGGCAAGCAATACTTTCTTCATTTAGTTCATTCACACGGTTACCAGTTCTCAGATACACATTGGGGCCATAGTTAGTAAACTTTACCTTAATAGGAAGTCTCATAAAAGGACCTTCGTCCTCATCACGACCCTCCTTGATTCTGACATTCCAACCCTCCTTAACCAGAGCGTCGGCAGTGTTTTCATCATCAATTCTAAGAGAGAAGTTGCGATCACCTTCACGGTTAAATTTGTCGCCTCTACCTTCAAAGTTCTTGAAAATAATCTGACGGCCGTCAATATCATCAATCTGAAGAATGCCCTTAGGCGCAAAACAAATGTTCATGAATAGTAGTCTCCTTTTTATTTTAAGATTTATTTTATTAGTTCTAGTCGACGCCCTGCACAATACAGTCCGCCTCGTTTAAAATAGTTAGGAAAGTGGTTTATTATTTTCCACACTTCCATATATATCGTCAGCTCCTTTAAATATAAATTTTGTTGTAGTAGTTTTTATTAGAGTTAGCGTTTTTTGAAGGTGTCATCATGTTCCGACGTCATTGCTTGAAGCTCTTCATCGGTATACCAAGGAGGATCTTCATCAGGGGGAAAGTCGATTCCTGCAATCGGACCATATGGTTCATCTGCAACAAATCGTTCAAAGTCGCCGTACTTAGAAATAGTCTCGATTGCTCCATCGACAAGGCTATCATAGTAAGAGCGATCAATTTCTTTCTTCTTGTTAAGAAGTTTCACAGTTTCGGATTCAAGCCAACGATAGCCCTTCGCACCAGTAGCCGAAGAATACTTAACATTGCCTTCCTTATCTGTACTTTCTCTAACAAGTTCACCGCCACCACAACCAGGCTTAATAGGGCAGAACTGGCCAATCTTACCAACAAAGTGATAGTCATGCTCGTTCTCAGGCAAAGCTTCGTTCATATCCAAATATAAAGCAGAGCTTACAGCCTTAGTTTCGCACATGTCACTGAATTCAATAGGCTCTTTGCTAAACAGTTTCTTGAAGACATATGGAACAGCAAACTGAGCTCCTGTGGCAGTCCACCAAATCTCATCGCCAGTTTTCTTATCCTTAAGAGGTTCTTTAAACTTAGCAATATATACAGCATCATTAACAAGACAATATTTATCAAAATCTGCCTCAGTCTCAAACTTATAACCAAATTCTTTACCAAATTTAGTAACAAAGTCAATGATTTCTTGAGTAGCATTAGGGATCTTGATCGAGTCTGTTTTAATATGAGCAACTGTATAACCAAGTTTCTGGACTTCGCTCTTAAGAAGTGTCATGAACAATGCGCCACGCTTAGCAACAATATTGTCAATATTTCTAGGATCTCGGAACGGATTCTCGAACGAAGCACTGGTAAGACCATAAATGGAATTAATAACAATCTTCAGAGCCTGAGCAAGGTCTGCAGCTTGTTCATCATTCAAATATGGTTTAAGCGCACCATTCAGCATCTTTCCTGCTGCCTCGAAGTCTTTATGCTTGATGGCAACACGAGCATCGACAATATCCTGGAAGCGTTTAGTAAATTCTGGACCGAAAACACATTCAAAGATTGCACTGTGCGGATGCATTGAAGCAACGTCTCCATCCCACACGTTAACATAAATGCCAGGTTCAGAATATACTCGTCCACCTTCACCAATTTCTTCGCCCATATAGGTTGACTTACCACGATCAAATCTATAGCCCTTAAAGAATGGTAGAATACTCCATCCATTCGGAAGTTTTTCTCCAGGAATATAATCACGATATTGAGGAATGCCATTGTTATCAAATACTCTGAAGATATAATCCGAACCAAACTTTTCTCTGTATTCTTCATATTGATCGCTGCCAACAGGCTTAGACATATCACGATAATTAAACACACCCTGAGGCTTTCTATTGTTGCCAAATATAATTTTTGTAGAAAGCGTATTAGTTGTGTCATTTACTGATACGTCAGTAACACCATGCAAAAGCTTAACTAAGTCGACCTGAATCTGCCGAGCGACAAAGTCTGCCTGACGATTGTTGAAAACCGCTTCAGTTGCGTAAACATCATTATCACAATATTTCGCTACTGTTTCCCACATATCCTCAGGCACAGGCTTATCCCAAGGTAAACCAAGTTCCTGATGATGAATTCCTAGTTCAATTTCCCATTTTTTAAGGGATTGTTTCTTAGAGCAGAAATCATACACGTCTGTATATGAAATATTATATGCTTCTCCAAAGAAAGCACCCTTTGAACCCTTTTTAGCGCCAACTATCTTTTGAGACAGGTCGTAAAGTTGCTCATTATCATAACCCATTAAGCATGCATAAAGCAAATGATTATCATAACGTCTGCAATTAAAGCCGACCAGTTTAAATCTTAGAAGATCTTCAACATCCTTAGGTTTCGGATTGATCATTCGAACTACAGGTTTGCCTTCGCCAGCAACTTTCCAATTAACAAGAAATAGATTAGGAAATACCTCTATATCATAGAAGACCAAATCGTCCTTGTCAGAATCCATAGCTGGGCTAATATCTTCTGACTTGAATTTCATCTTGTTAGCAAGCTTAATGCAATAATCTGCTTGATTTGTACTACCAGCAGCAAAGGCAAAGATTTCATTTTTCATATCGCTGACATCATAACCAATGCCACTGTTATATGCATCATCAAGCAACTTAGCAATATAATCCACACTTGGTTTGGTTGCAGCATGGTATTCCTTGTTCAAGTTACGCTTGATCATTGTGCGCAACATTTTTTCATTCTTTATGCCTTCCCAATTGACCAAACTCTTATCATCTCCTTTCAACGGCAACCCAGAGCTAATAGTCGCAATAGGGAGATTGTTGCACTTGGTCAACATTCTTCTAAGCGAGCTCTTACCGGTGAATACTTTGATCTCAATGTCATCGTCATAAATACGGCTTAACTTAGTAGGATCTCCACTATAAATATAATGAAGATGAATGCCAGCACCACTCCTGCTCAATTCTGCATATGTAGGAGGCCACTTCTCAGCCGCTTCGAGATTCTTCTGAAAAGATTTATTGCCAGTTTCATCCCGAATATCAAAGTCAATGACAATATGATTTTCAGGAACTTTAACATAATGCAGTTTCGAAGTATCCAGTTTAGCAAGAGTAGACTTTACATCATCCCATTTCCGAGACGGAGTTTCCTTGGAAGAAGCTTTCTGAGCAAGACAATCAGCACATTCCTTATCAAACACAGAAGGTTGAACTTCCATTTTGAGCCACTCAGGAACAGGCTTCTCGTCCGTAGCCTCTTTAGTATCTCCTTCGGATTCCGCAGTTTCTTCTGATTTACTCTCGCCAGTTTCAAATTTTTCAGTTCTGAAGCCACTGTAATAGCTACGAGCACGCTCTCCATTATCGCTAGTAAATCGTTCATTAAACTCTCGGAAATAGTTCATCAACTCAGATCTGAAATGCATCTTCGAGAGCGAATAAGGAACCTTCGCCTCATCAACGTAGGTTTTATACATCTCCCATGCAGCCTTAAGAGTCGTTCCATCATCTCTCTTGAAAATATGATACGAATCGATCATGAAGTTGTAGAAATCGTTGGATGCACTCATCATCGATGTAGGAACGTACTCGTCATACCGGCCGGGATCAGACAAATATACTTCCTTGCAATGCCAAGCAATCGGACCCAACTCAAACTTTACCTGCTTCATGAGCTTATTGTACTCTCGAATAGGAATCTTATTACCAGACGGAGTAACATCAATTAAGCGTCGCAGAATACCAGATTTACCATCTGTAATCTTTACAGGCTTATTCGTACCCATAAACAAGAAGCAAACAAAACGATTTTCATACTGAGATTTATGCTTTTCATTAACGCTCATCCATTCATGAGAAACCACACTGTTAAGTCGAGTATTATCCTCGATTTTAGACAAATCACCATCATGCTGAATAGCAACCAGAGGATTCTTCTTAAATGGTTCAAGCGCAAACTGAGCACTTGCGGAGCCAAGGGCTTTAGCATCAAATACTGCATGATAACCGTCAAATAGTTCCTGAATAATATTCAAGATTGTCGACTTACCTGTGCCTGGACCACCATAAAGAACCAAAAACTTCTGCAGAGTCTTGGAGTCTCCAGTTACAATTGCACCAATAGCCCATTCGATCTTATGCCGCTCTTCTTCGGTATAAAGTGTAGAGATAATTTTTTCATAAGCAGGGCATTCACCAGGTTCAAGAGGGTAGCTAAGCCTCTTACTGGAATAGTCCTTCTTATTTGTACCATCATTAGCAAACAGGAGCTTCTCATCCAACATATGATAAGAATCTCGAAGTTGCTTCTGACAGTACTTATGCCAGCCGTCAATCACTCCGGTTTCAGCATCTCGCATATAGCAAATCCGTACACTTCCGTCGATTTCGCCCTTATGCTCCTCGGCGTACTTAGTAAGCTCACGGTCTACCAGCTGCACAACGTCCTGCTCGTCTGTAGACCATAAGCCTCGATCCTCGACCCACACCGCATAGAAGTCTCCGCCTCTGATCATGAGATCATCCACATGTTTGATTAAGAATTTTGGGTAAATCTCTGTATACCCAGGCTTTTTAATGCGAGTCGATACTGTGAAAAAATCGAGCATTACATTCTGTAGCCTCCTTTCTTATTAGTTCACTCCAGACTGTTCAAGTACGCCATGAGCTGGTGCCAAATTTCAGCTTCTCTTGCATTACGTTTCCAACCTCGAATCGTAAATAGTCCGCCTTTTCCATCTCGGTCGTACGTACGATTCAGCAACCTCCAGATCGCTTCGTCAACAATTCTCTTATTGAAATTGCTATCGCTCATGGAGCTCAGACCTAAGCTGTTCAACATGTCCCAAAACCATTGAGCAGTTCGATCCCCTTTTTCAGGATTGCACATGATGCGTTCCTCGCATTTAATCGCTAATGCAACCATCATTTCAAGAACACTGCAGGGCCCATCTAGACAGTATTCCATGCCTTCGCAATTATGATAGACGCAATATCGATACCTGAGTGCAATGCCATCTCCTGCTCTGTTCTCATCATATGGAACAAAATAAGTGAACTCAGTATCATGAAGGGATGTAAACAGCTTTCTATACGTAATAGATGGTGCAAAGCGTCCTCTGCACATAAGTTGATACATCCACTCAAAATAATCAGACTTTATCTGATCTTCAATTCTCATAACGTCCGTAATACGGGTTAGGATTCATCCGACGAACTTCTTCATATGTTCGAGGATCTTTTGTTACTTCATAGTCAATCTCATTACGCTCATTTCGAACATAGATAATATCGTCTTGCTCTTCTCCAAAATGATCCAGCGCTTCTTCGCCGATAGTCTCTTCGATGTCAAGCGGCATTCCCCAACCATCTGCCAATACGCCATCAGCGAAATAGTCAAGAGGTTGAGCATTATAACCAGGAGGGCTACTATTGAAATCTTCAGCAGAAATCACATAAGGTCCATTAATATATGGGAAGCCGAGATCATTCTCATCCCCGTTACCTCCTTCTTCAGTATTTTCATCCTTAGGTTCTTCATCTGTTTCGTCCTTAGATTCTTCATCTTTAGACTGGCTGCGATACTTGCTCGTGATTTTGTAATACTCAATCATTTCTTTCTCATGATCAGTAAAATCACGTTCATCATCGTCAGGATATTCATCATCTTCCTTTTCGACTTCAGACTCCTCTTCCTTATTACCAACACTAGCCTTTAGTGCATCTCTTGCTTTCTGCATCAAACTCGCGTACTCATCTTTAACAGAATCAATCTCTTCCTGAGCAATCTGTTCGTATTTAGTTTTCACGATTTTCCAAGTAATTACAGAGCCAATAGCGGCTCCAGCAGCAAACACGAGAACCTTGCATAATGCACTACGATTCATGTTTTCCTCCATTTCATTCAATCTTATTTTGACTGTCCCGAGGTTTTAGATTGGGAATAACCACGGGAAGTCATATACATCTTGCATTGTACCTGTTAGACCGAGATTTGACAGGCGCGGTGAACTTCAAATATAGTCAAGAATGTTACCAATGCAATTGAAATCAAGAATAATACTCTTTTCACGGCCATTGATAAAATCACATGCCTTTTCGTTATTCACATCGAAGATGCCAAAATCAACAAAGTTGTCACCAATAGAACTGTCATCAGTATAAACCCAACCTGCAATCTGGCCATATGCAGTTCTAGGTGCACCGACCATGTCATAGACTTCATTCAGAGTAAGGATACCATTCATTTTGAGCTTATCATTAGCCCAGTTCTGCTGCTGAATCAGAAACACCTTGTTCAGTTCGGCATTTCTAGTCCAACCAGTATTGCCTTCACAAAAAACAATAGAGTAAATGCTATGCGCTGTATTTGGATCAACTACCTCAACAGTCTTCTTAACAGTGGTCTCCTTACCATCTTCATCTGTAACAGTTTCTTCAATTTCCTTGGCCTTAATACCAAAACGAAGTTCGCGATCAAGATCTTTACCAAATCTGTCAACCAGACGACCACGATACTCCTTGAAGCTAGTTGCTACGTTTGTAAGTGCGGCAGCCAGTGCAATGTTACGCTTACGCAGAATATGATTAGAGCCAAGCATGCACCCAATAGAAGCAATGCCAAGGGCAACAGACGGACCATAGAGCTTAACAAATTTCAGACCAGTTTGTACATAGGTAATCGTCAGATCCTTTTTGGCAATTTCCTCAGTATATTCTTCGCCATCAGAAGTATGGAGACCCTTACCAACACTATCATGGATCTTATCGATAGTTTCCTTAGCTTCATCGACAATATCATTTACCTTGGTAGTAGCCTTACATGCCATAACGGCACTTGTCATGATACCGATGACACCGGTAACAGCTAAAATCTCAGGGCTATGCTTCTTGAACTTGAAGCCAGCCTTATGCAAAGATCTGCTTACCTTACTAATAAGTTCAGTTTTCATATATTTCAATTCTCCTTCTTGATAGATTTAGTTTGATTGAAGCGGCAATGCTCTAGGCATTTCAATCTTATAACCATCTCGAGTCCTGACAACTCTTGCATTACGAATATTAGTCCAACCATACTTGTTATCTGTATAATCCCCAGTGATGCCCACAAGATCATACAAGTCAGCAACACGAACTGCATCATACTGTTCAATCATTTCATCCATACGGGATAGGACAGACTCTGCTTCTCCACGAGATTCAAGAACGATATCATCATAGCTGTAGCCAGTTGTAGTTCTTGTACTTCCATAAGACCGTTCATCTCGTCTACTGATGCTATTATAGTCTCTATAAGAGACCTTATCCGAAGTTGGACGCTTGCTGCTAGAACTGCCACGACCTCCAAACAGAGTCATGTCAAGAGCGCCAACGACAAGATCATACAGAGCCTTCTTGATAGATGGAACGATAACATCAAACAATACATAATTCTTGACATTGGCTGCATCTTCAGTTATAAAAACGTCTGTCAGCTTACGTGTATTATTTTTCTTAGTTTTTACTTTTCCGTGAATGATTTTCTCTGCTCGCTTTCCTTCGGTCAGGCTCTGCTTTTCATCACGTTTGATTCGGCCTCCATGGGAATTGTCAGGCAAATTATCATACAGCTTTGTAACATCGGGTTCACCCATTAAATTTGTCCTCCTTCAATAATCTTCAATTTTCCAGGAATAGTAATTTTTGATCTAGGCATTCTTCCAGTTTCCATTTTGAATTGGTATGCTAGATTTGAGCGAGCTTTCTTTTCAGTCGGTGCACGAGTAGACGCCGACCAATGATCTGCAACAATCTTTTCAAACTCTAAAACAGGGCCATTATAGTGATATAGGTTCATATGCTATGTTCTCCTGCAATAAAAGAAAAAGAGGAGAACACCCTGTTACGGATGCTCTCCACTTGCCGAATTCCAAATAACTTACTGCTCAAGGTAGGTTATCCTTGGAACACGCCGCTCACCATTACTCGTCGTCAACTACCTCGTAGTCTCCTTCCGACTCGTCCGCCTTCTGTGCTTCCTTCTTGGCCTTGTACTTATTGACAAGCTTCTTGCCCAGCTTGATCAGACCGCCAGTAGCGATCGTCAGGCCAACGCCAATCAGCATTGCCACGCCAGTACTCATGCCAGAAGAATCCTGCACTTCTTCGGTCTCGTCGTTGTTGACTTCCTCAATTGCAGTATTCTCGTCGTAGTCCATGATGTTCATGCTCTCGTTTTCCATAATTTTATAACTCCTTTAAAAATAATTTATTGGTATTTCTGCCATAATAGTGCCTGTAAATTTCGCGAATTATCTCCAACTATTAAAACCGCGTTTCGGTGCAACTACATAATCAATGACAATGCAAGGCACACCGTCTGTGTCCAGTTGCGCACTAAAATCAAGCTCAATCAAACCACGAGCAACATTCCAGCCAAGGTCGTCACCAATACTCACGCCGTCAAGATCAAGAGCATAGTAAAACTCATTAAGAGAAATGTAATCATCACCACTAACCATTCGTCGATTAAGTTCATTAACAATTCTTTTAATAGTCTCGATGTCAGATACGAATCTTCGCTTAGTGATGGTGTCAAAGCATCGAGTCTTGCCATTCCCGCTAACAATAATTGTAGAAGGATTTGCAGGTTCCTTTTCGATATGTTCCTTAGCCAGCTTTTCACGGATTGTCTGCTCTTTCTTTTCTCCTATAGTTTCAATAACCTTCTGTTTATACTCTGCAAGCGCCGTTGCAGACAGATTGTACGCTGTAGCAAGAGCAGCATTTCGCTTAGAATGCACCGAGTTTGCACCGATCAGACATGCGATAGATGTAACGCCAGTTAGTGCTGCAGGAATATACGGTTTCCATGCTGCCTTAACTGTTTCAAGCTTAGTAAGATGGTCGTTATGCTCATTTTCGGCTTTCTTATCTTCAGCTTCAGCAATAAGATCCAAAGCTTTTGGTGTAGCAGAAACTGCCAAAATTGTTGTGGTAATCATGCCAGCAATGCCAAGTCCAGTTAAAATTTCTGGACTATGATTAGACAAAACTGTTTTAACGCTTTTAAACAGTGCTGCCATGTTGGGTTTATTCATATACTTTCCTCCTTAAAAATAAAAGTAAAAGAGTCCAATTAGGACCCTTTTACCTGTTTAGTAGTGACCTCCTTAACCTCTTTGGCTACCGCTTCTTTCATCTCATCACTGGATAACTTGCTATTGATAAGGGTGGCAACCCCAGCCAATATAAGTGCTCCAAGCTTAAGACCTGTCTTGATAGCTTTCGTTTTATCCATGTTAGTCAACTCCTTCCATAATAGTAGCTGTGAATCTCGCGAACCATTAGTCAATATAGCCCATAACTGGTTCTATTGGAAAATAAACAATTGTACACTCCAATCCTTGACTTTCTTCAGACTCCTCATCAATAATTGTCTTATCATAATCAAATTCGATCCATGGATGCCTGCACATTTCCTCTATTTTGCTGATAGCCCATCCTACATTTTTATATTCTTGTTTCTGTTCTAGGCCAAGAAGCTCATAATATTCATTAAGACAAACTGCGCCATTAATATGCATAGCTCTATTAGTCTCATACTGAGCCAACATAATAAGCTCTTTAGTTGATTCAAAGTATCTTCCTGAATAAAAATCGTAGAATAATTCTTTATCATTATCTGATAATTCTATATTGCCTGTGTACTTATCTTTAGCAATCTCACTACGAATATTCATACCAGCTTCTTCTCCATATAATTCGTCCGTTTTCTTTTTGTACTCCTTATAAGAATTTTCAAGTAGTGCATATGCGCTAATAAGAGATGCCTGCTGACGTGTACTAATAATATTAGATCCGAATACGCATGCAATCGTAGCAGCTCCAGTAATTATAGATGGGGCATAAACTGGGCCTGCTATTTTGACTTTTTCCCATTTGGTTAACTCTTCTCCTTTCTCCTCTTTTGCATCTTCAAGTAACGATAATACCTTTGGCGTTTCTTTTGCTACCATAACTGCTGTGATTACTACTCCAGTTGCGCCTACACAAGATAATATTGTAGAGGCATGCTGCTTAATGAATCGCTGCAAATCCATTTTCTTCACTCCTTGAATTTAGGGTATTTGCTAAAAACAAAAAAAAGAAAAATAATAGGCTATGGAATCGAACCATATTTCACAATAATGTAGGTATTAAACCATCATTTCTCCAGACCTATTATCTTTCTCATATTAGGGCCTGTAAATGTCGCGAACCGTCGATCTGGCGAAAATAAAAAAAAGAAGGAGCTCATTACTGAGCTTCTTCCTTCTCGTCAGAACTTGCAATGAGATTCTCCATCTTTTTACTGTTGTACTTGAACCATGCAAGTTCTGCGCCGACGATGACCGCATCCAACAGGATCACACCTTTCCAATGCTTCTTGTAGAATCGGCCAGTCTCCTTACAGAGTTCACCATAGTCCTTCCAAAACTGTTTCATTTCGAATTCCTCCTTTAATATTCTTCCATAATAGGAGCTGTTATTTTCGTGAAAAAATAAAGAGAATGAGTCCCTGTTACAGGACTCACTTCTTCTTTTTAAGTCGCTTGACCATTGTAACGATCAGCCACACGATTAGGCCGAATACGATAAAGTCGCCAAACACGATGATAAACCAGTTTCCTGCTGCAATAGAAGCAAACAAGCCAACCACCGCAACGGCGATTAACGCAATGAGCAAAATAACAAATGTGATCATTATTAGTCAACTCCTTCCATAATAGGAACTGTTAATGTCGCGAATTTTAATATACTAGTTTTCCATTTATAGGAAACCATTTTTCAAAAATAGAAGGGGCCGAAGCCCCCACTATTACTTAGAACTCTTGCCGATCAAAAATACTCCGACTAACACCAACGTGATCCCAATCCACAGCATTACGTCATCTCCTCCTTGATTTTTTGCATTCCGTTCCATAATAGTAGCTGTGAATCTCGCGAATTAAATGCCCTGAGCAAAAAGAAGAGGCTATGTTTCCACAGCCTCTGCCTTTCGGACGTCAGTTCCTACTTCTAAAGTTGAACAATTTGTCCATGAACTTACGTCCCACAGTTGTAGTGATCGTATTCTCGTCCTCGAAATACAAACTTGCCTTTACTCCCCACAAGGTTACGCCGAGTGGCAGAACAATTGCACCAATGTCGATAAGATTCTTAATCAATCGAGCTTTGTGTTCCTCTTTCATCTGTTTCTCGTTCTGAGATTCAGACAATTCGAGTTTCTCAATCTCGATTGCTCGATCCATCAACTTAGTGACACTGTTTACCACAGCTTCGTACTCCTTACTGGTAGGATCCAGCTCATTTGCAGCATCGAGTCTTTCATCGATTTCCATCTGCAGTTTCGTAGTCATACTCATAGTTATTCACTCCTTTTATTTTCGTAGAACTTATACGTTCCATAATAGACCCTGTTAATCACGCGAAAGATAGTTCTTATTCACAACTTTGAGCATAATAACATTTTTCTTAGAAATAGAGTCAATTGTACTTCCTTGAAGCTCCAAGAATGGTCTCGGGGGTTCGTCAGGTTCTGAACGATCAATTCTGAGATAACCAACTGATTGCTCCTCGACTGTTTTCTTCATTCGTCCCATACTAATAAAAATCCCGACAAATAACCCGATAACTACTCCGACTAGCAGAGCAATTCCAATTACTAAATATTTCATGTTTTCTCCTTTCAAAAATTGAAATGGTTTTTCAAAAATTCCTTGGCGGGAAATTTTTGCCTTATAAAAAATAATGTTGCTTTTCATAATATCCATTTTGATTTTCTAAGCTAAAATACTTAAAGAGAAGAAAAAACTAAAAGACTTTGATGCAATCTCAATCTTTTAGTCTATTTGTGTTTACATTAGCAGTTTTGCCATTCATTAGCTTCGTCCTCCATTTTCTTCAGCTCTTCCTTTTTAGTGAGCTTTTCGATGAAAGATAAGCCAATATATACAGTGGCTAAAAAAGCAATATACATCATAGTAAACACTCCTTTCTTCTCATAATAGGGAATGTAAAATTCGCGAATTGTAATTTCAAAGCAAAAAGAAGAGGCCCTGTCGAAATGGCGGAGCCTCTTTTCTTTTACTTCTTCGAAAACTTGGTCTTGATATTGTTCTTCGCTTTCTTCACCGTCGTTACAACTACGTTACGAGCTTCAGGCACAAGTGCAACTACCGTAATAACTGGCAGTACAATCTGCGTAAGCCATAAGCGAGCTTCTCGACTAGCTTCAATATTCTTGTATGTCATATCAATTCCTCCTTCCATTAAAGGAGGTGTTATCTTCGCGAATTAGAGGAACGAGTTCTCATTCAGGCATTTAGTATATGTAGCTTCAACATTCTTGATAGCAAGCTTTGCAATATTGTTCTTGAAGTCTGGGTGCTTTGCACAATACAGCTCGTAATTAGAAATATCAGTTATGATCTGGTCGAAGTGCTCTTTACTATGCCGTTGCTTATGAAGAATCTCATCGTTGAAACGTAGAATTCTTGTTCTGCAGTCATTCATTGCTTTCTCGTCACAAGACTTCTGCAATGCTGTAAGGCCATTTTCGAGTTTTGTAACCTTTGTGGACAGATCTTCATTCATCATCTTTCCAATTTTCTTAAGGATTGATGACCAAGGATTCTATTTGATCGGGGAAATCTGGATAAGTGACAGCAAGACGATAAGAATACCACATCCTCCGCCTGCAACGGTCGTGATCATTTCGGATACACTCATTCAAGTCACCTCCGATTTATGATCAATTTTTAGTATTGTCGCCCTCTACGAATCTCTTAAAGCCCTGATGCAGACCTGTGGAAGCCAAACCCATCACGGCCCCATAGACAAAAGATTCAATAGAGAGACCGCTAACAGCCAGGTTTAGACCTGCGCCAAGAACTGCCAGAATAATGGGAATATCATTGTTAGGCAGCCACTTCATAAAACTTGCATTCTTGATAATATAGCCAAGGCATAAGCATGCGATGATGACAATAAGAACAAAGTTATCAGCTAACACTGTGAAATCCATAATAGATTCCTCCTTCTAAATAAAATAATAATTCATACTTTATTGGCTTATTACTTCAACATAGATTCCAACAAGTTCACTTAGGGCATTGTAGACTGGATTCCCTGTGTCTCTCGTGCAACGATAGAGCACACCACCCTGTGTGTAATACTTACCATTTTCGAGAGCCATGTTGCCCTCATATGGAATCGGGTCATACTTTGTGCCTTCATGCACTTTATCAATACGAGCATAGAGGCTTTCTGTGCCAGTTGCGCCAGGAACCCACGTAGACTGAGACGTGTGCGCCTGCAGCACCTTCCATAGCTTACCGCCAGATACCAGCTTGTCTCCAGCCGCATAAGTCTTATCGGTCTCCCAATCTGGATAAAATGCGATCATGCGTAGCGCCGTCTGATCGTCTACCGTCAGTGTATTGATCTGCTGTTTAATAAGCATTGCGCTGACCTCGCCAACCGTGAGTGGTCTATGCTTTTCCGCTGCTTCATACCGAAGCCTTGCTTCTTCCAATTCCGCGATCTCCGATTCGGTCAAGTCGATATATTCGCCATTCATGTATTTTTTCATGCTAATCTCCTTATTATTTGCGTATTCCGTAAACAACGATCTTAATTTAGGCAACAACAATAAAACGAGTTTATGCTACTACTCGACCTTCCTTAATCAAACATCTCAAGCATATCCTACTGGTAGTATTACACTTATATGCGAGAAACTAACAGATTCATTCTTAAGAAATACGTATTGTATACACGACGGAACGTTTTACGATATTTCAGGTGCTTACAATTCCACACCTACATTTGGATTTACTGGAACAAATATGTTTGTGAATTACAATACTCTCGAAAAGAGGGCTATGTCTCATACATTCGAATTATATTTATCCGCGAGTGTTGAAGGAATTAGGATCGGCCCTCTGTGCCATAACCTTCGAAGCTGTTTTTGTGCCACCTACAGTTATGAAAAACATGTTGTTGTCGCCTAAATCAAAGTCTGCTGTGATACTACTAACAGCTTCTGTCAATTCTGCTTCATATAGTTTTGTTAAGACCGACGAACTATCACTCCCTCCACTCGGAATGTTCACAACCACATCTTCCGTGCCATCATAAGTCGCCTCGACAGCGCCGGTAAAAGTAAGAGGCACATTGTTAGGAGTTGCATAAAGTGAGTCTACATACTTCTTATTAGCTGCTTCATAAGGTCTGGTTGGTGTCTCGACATTAAAAATAGTAACCGCTTGATCTGCACTAGATCCATATAGTGAAAGAACAGGTTTGTTAACAGTATTAGCCTCAGTAGACTCGGAATACATTACAACACCATCAATATTTCCGGTCTTGAGTTCTATTTGTTCTGTATGAAGTGTATGGCCAGGCATATTAATGTTGCCAGTAACCGTGCCACCAGTTTTATCAAGCTTTTTATCCATCTCAGCAGCTGCCGGATTAAATTCATCGTAAATCTTTCCACCTATAGTAAGACTTTTCATTTCCATTTTGAATTATCACCTCTCATTTTTGACCATAATTATCTGCAATGTATAGAACCCTATAGCATATAATTAATATGAGGTATCAGTTCCATCTGGAATATTTCGAATCTGACGCCATTGAATAGTAAAACCAGAAGGTAAAGGGCCAGATCCTTTTCCAGAGAGGTATAGAGCATCATTTTGCAGTTCAGAAACTTTAGTAGGAATAGCCGCACTTGTGACATATTCGGAATCATTTGTTAATTGTGAGGTTTTTGTCGGAAGATCTGTTTTTTTAGCATAGCCAATAAGAGCATCAGCAGTAAGTGCTTCATTTGCTTTTATATATCCAGCATCGTTCTCAAGCTGAGAAACCTTAGTGGGGAGATCTGATTTTTTAGCGTAGTCAGCCAAAGAAGGATCAGTAGGGGTGCCGGAGCTATTAGTTTCAAATGTGCAAACCCAGGCGCTCCATTTAATATTACCAGATGTACCTAATCCTCGGATTCGCTCAAATACTTGAGTTCGAGTTGGAATAAATGTGTTAGTTATTGTCAGCCTCTGTTTTACTTCGTGAGAGCCACTTTTGAACACCTCAATGCAGAAGCCCTTGCTAGCACTTGAACTAATTGGAAAATTTGGAAAATTAGATGGCAAGCCAACCCCATAATAGAAATTCGGAAGAACTACGTCATTAAGATTTGTTCCGCTTTCGATAAGAATAGGAGTAATACCACCAGTAAACTTAGTACTCATGCCAATATCAAGTGTATCGTCAAGCTCGGCAGCTTTACCAATGCCAAGTCCCTTCCCATTTGCCTTCCAATGCATAATAGAATAGGCAGTTGCAACTTTGGCTGTTGCAGTCGCTGTATTAAAGCCATCATAGACAGTCAATTTGAGCTCGTAGGTGCTTTCAGTATCCGCCTGGAATGTTGCCTTAGCCTTAATGCTATCATCTGTAACAAGCGAGTTAGGAAAATATCTTTGAGCTTCAATTGAAAATAGCTCTGTCCATGCAGAGATACCATGTTTTCTATAATAGGCTTTGGTCATTGCTGGTTTGCCATCATCACAACCATAATTAGTATTCCAGAAGCCGGACTCATATGCAGGATGCACTCGAATATAAGACCCACGATCATTTGCTGTACCATCACTATTGCATCTCTCGCCAACAAGTTTAGTGATTTTGCACAACGGGCATTTAAGAACATTAATAGTCTGAGTTGCAGTTCCAGTTCGACCACGCTTGTCAACTACAGTTGCAGTAATTGTGATATTGCCATACGAGGTAGGAGCGCTCATAGTTACGCTCTGGCCACTATAGCTGGCGTTATCCATTTTGACTGTAGACGCTGCAATTGTAGAACCATATGCCCCCGTAAAGGTGACATTTGCTTTTACCTTCGTGACATTCTGGATATACACAGGATGCTGACTCCACCAAGTAGAATCATAGTAGTTAGTGATCATAGGAACGTTGTCAAGGGTGATAGTACAACTAGGAGTAACAGTATCAGGAATAGAATATGATACTGTCTTAGTTGAATTACCAATATTTGTGTTGCCAGAATACGTAGTGATAGCGAAGGTCAGAGAAACCACGGTGCCTGTGGTATTCTTACTAGCCAATGCTAATGGAGGAGTCCAACTAATGCTTGTTGAGGAAGATTTTGTAACTACTGTTCCGGTTGCCAATCCGCAAGTATATGTGATTGTATGTGTAAAGCTACTACTCTGTCTTGTAACGGTCAGTGTCTGGGCTTTTCCAAGCATGCCATCATTCGCACTAAGAGTAGAGACACGAGGAATTCTATTAAGCTGGAATGTACCAGATCCAGTCTTGTTAGGTGTCCAGTCATAAATTCCAGCGGTAACAGATACAGAAAAAGATTTATTACCATCCGAATCGTGTGCAATAGTTAAACTACCACTACTAACAATAGTCCCATTATACAGCTTAACTTCAGAGCTATCTCCTTGTGAGTTAAGTACAGTAACACCATTGATAATCACTGTAAAATTTCTAGCATAGCAATACGAGAAAGAGGCTGAGCCAGCGCCTTTAAGTGTCCAAGAAATTGTTGTAGTGTTATTAGCAACGCTTTGAGAAACCTGTGACCAGGAGAGGACTAAATGACGTCCACCATAACCGGTCGTACTTACGCTTCCACTAGAAGCCATATTAGCCACCCACCTTTACAAAAGATAATGATCCATCCGAATTCGGAAGGAAAGCAAAATTGCCGAACTGAGCTCTCTCGTTCACATCGACAACAATATTGCCAGTGTGGAAATTGTTGCCGTCCCAAGATCCAAATGTAGCATCATCTTTAGTGAAGAGAATCTGGTCATTATCGAGAATAAGTTTGATTGAGCTATCAGAAGAGCCAATTGTGATTGCATTTTCACCAGAAAATGTGATATACTTATAAAGTTCATTAAACTTTGTCTGCATATCGCCATCGACATCGGTTACTTGCTGGCTAACAGTGCTGAATGTCATTGTGATACGGTCTGCAAGAAGCTCTAATTGAGAGCTAACAGTCTGCTTGAATTCATCATATTCGCCACTCTCAACATAAGTTTCAAGAGCGCTGAGAATAATAGACTTGCAATCCGAGATGATCTCAGCTTTCTGAATTGTCATTGAATCACGAATACCAGAAATAGCATTATCAGTATCTTCAGGAGAATGAGTAAAGTCAGTTTCCTGATTTCCTTTTTCTATTTTGAGGTATGAGAAGTTAATTTTAATGCCCTTCTCATTTGCATCTGTGCTACTCATGGCGATCTTAACTGCTACAAGTTTATTAGACTTTTTGCTAATGTTCATCGTGCATCTATACCGTTTGCTATCAATGTTACGCTCATTCTCAGCTGTAAGGATGGTGCCAATCGAGTTATCAGCACCGACATTATAAGCACTTATAGTATACACACCAGTACGAGATGGCATTGATGCATCATAAGCTGAATTAACAGCCACAGTTAAGTCAGTAGCATCACCGGAATCGACAATAAAATACTTATGTGTGACGTCTCCTGTAGTTTCAGCTTCACCACCAGAACTGGCAATAGCTATTGTTACGTTTCCATTATTGTCATCCGTAATACCCATGCCAGTGGAATCGACAACTGTAACATTGCCATTACCGTCATCAGTAATAGCACCTTCATTTCGGTTAATAATTGCAACGTTACCCTTTCCGTCATCTGTGTAGCTAACTTCATTGCCAGATGTAGAAAGAGTAAAATCATATTCGCTAATAAGGTTACGTCCGCCAATATCCACACTATCAAGAGTGCTACTGACAGAATAAGACGTAGATGTAGTATCATCAGTGTAAGTGATAACGGTGCAAGTCCAGAGATATGGTTTCTCAGAAGTTGTTTCAGGAATAGTATTTGTCCACGTTCCTTCGGGAGGTACAGTTCCAGACTCACCAATCTGATACGTAATTTCTGTAGCTTTTATACCCTTACCATCTGCTCCGTCACTACCTTGTATTGCCACAGAGAATGTGAATATTTTAGTGATTGTTATTTCATCAACCACAATACGAATAATTGCTTGAGCTGCCTCTGTGATTATGTCAATAGTTGTAAAAGTGATAACAGGAGAAGATGTGCCATTATTATTTATGATTGCAGAAATACCACTTGGGCATTGAACAGCCACGACTCTGACTTCTTCACACTGATGAGAACCACGGTAAGCTGTTACTTGAGTCGTGCAAGTTAGGCCAGAGGGTGCACCAGTAGAATCGCCCACGAAGGTATATCCTTCACTGGATAAAAGTGCAGAATAGGCATCAGTAACATCTACAATTGTAATCTGATTAGATGCTTTAATGCTCATTGATATTATAAACCTCTCTTGCCTTTAAAATAGTGTTATGCCACATATATTAAATCACTCTCCTTTTATCATTTTAAACTCCTATGACATATATGAAAACAAAGCGATTATTAATGTAGTTGCAATATTCCAAAATGTTAATACTAAACTATAAATTTGGAGCCGCAGCATTTGTAAATGAAGAAGACGTGATCAAAGTTTCACAAGAAACTGATTGATACAATACTTCTGTCGGTAATACAATTTTAATACGGCTCCACATATTAGTCTTCCAATTGGCAGGTGTATACAACTGCACTACTCACATCACCCGCTGATACTGTGATTGACTTGGCAGTAGCAACAACTGCAGTAGCTCCACTCTTATACCATTTTATTGACCCAAGAGTGCCACACACTCCAGCAGCTGTAATGGTCTGCTCGATTCCAGCTACATATACATGGGCAGTAAGCTCTGTTGAACCAGTATTGTTCTTGAACACAGTTCCATTACTCGAAGTAATACTGAGGGTTATAGCAGCAGCGCCATCGTCGCCTTTAGCACCAGTATTACCAGTAATGCACACACCAGTTGAAGAAGGAGAATATTCAGAATTTCCATTGCCATAAGTAATAGCAGTTCTTCTCCAAATATAAGTCCCCTCAGTCCATGTTGGTTGCTCAGTAGACCAATTGCCACCTATCAATGTTACTGGAGAAGTTGACTGATAGAACTCTTCAACACTCTTAGTGATAGTATTGCCAAGAGTAGTTTCAAGAGTCGTGTTACTCGTGCTAAATTTAATGCTTTGAGCAGAGACTTCAAGTTTATAACTTCCATCAGTGTCTTTATAATACTTCAGATAGTTATTAGTGTCACCGACTACTAATTGACCACTGCTGTCCAAATAGATTCCTCGTGTTGTATTATCAGCAGAGGCTTTCACTCCAGAATAGATAGAATTTTGTGTTATGTTAAAACCACCAATAGTAGCGTCGAATGCTACTAAATCATCTACTGCTATTTTTTCAGCAACGATAGATTTGGCTATAATTGCAGAGCCATCTAATCCATTTTGATACTTTTCATCAGAAGAAGCTGTAGTTTCGCCCAATGCATCGACATTGAGTTTATAGTACAGGCCGTCGGAGCCTTTTATAACTAATCTATCAGCTTTTAACGTATTCGCTTCAATTAGATCGCCTTTAATTGTAACACCAACCAACTCGCCAGTAATCTTACCATCGCTCACAATCAAATCTTTGATGATACCAGAATCAGTAAAGAGTTTCTGGACAGCAGCCATGTTAATGTTAGCGAAGTCAATAGTAGCATATTTAAGATTAGCATCAGTTACGCTTAATTTGTTAGCTTCAAGATTGGCAATTGATGCATCGACAGCTGTCAATTTATCAGTTGTCAAATCACGGAAAGTACCATAAGCAGCTTCAAGATTATTAATCTTTGCATCGGTAGCTTCGAGACTCTTAATTGTTGCGTAAGTAATCTCAGCTACTGTGGCATCAAGCTTAGTAGTTTTAAGTGACTCAATTTCAGCCTCAGCTGCAGTGAGCTTTCCAGTAATAGTTGCATTGTTAGCGGTTAGTGTATTAATGCTGGCTTCATTAGCATCTAAACGTTCCTTAATGGTGACGTTTTCTGCTACAAGAGTATCAATTCTAGCAATCTCAGCTTCGAGTCGTTCAGTGCTAACCTTGTCAGCGATGATGACCTCAAACTCTGAGATTTTAGTCCCCATCTCTTTAACTGTGTCTGTACGAGCTGAAGGTGATGAGACATTACCTGTCACGAGAGCTGTATGATCTTTGATCATAACAGTGACTCGCTCGCCATCAAGAGCATCAGCAGTAGTAGAAATCGGAGTAAGCAAATCTGATCCGTCGAGTCTTACATATTTACCACCATTATACTCGACTATAGTTCCATATACTGTGGTTTCTTTGCTCTCTTTCTTTTCTTGAGTTATTTGAACAAATTGTGATATCAAATCGCTGGATAAAGCCATATAATATCACCCCCATAGTCTAGTAGTAAATACTGCTTTCTCCTTAACCGAACAACCCGGTTCGCATTTGATAGATTGGCTTATAATTTTAGCTTTAATATTGTTAATACCAGCTCTGGCGTAATTTAGACGGATACAATCCCCCAAACGAACACCACAATAGCCATGCTTAAACGTAATTGTATACTCAATAGACGATAATGCTCTAAGAAGCCTTTTAGCATACGCATCTATCTGCTCTTTAGTTGGCTGACCAGATATTCTAGGATTAGTGTCTCTATAGATAATTTCCCTACCTCGATTTACTGTTGAAATCGGACTATTCTCATCATCATTAACGACTCTTGACTGATAGTGCTCTGTTCCATTTGAATAGATAACTTCTACTACATTTGGAAGTCCATAAAGGTCGTGATCCATAGAAATATCAGGATATAGGATCGAACTATTCGAATCGTCAAATGTCATTAATGGTTGTAAAGCAGCAGTATCCTGATTAGGAGTAAATAATACTCTACCAAGTTCATCCAGACCAAATGAATATTTAGCATTTGCTAAGAGATCTTTGAGAAATGTTATCCATGTATCATCTGGCTCTGATACAAAGTCTGTGTATAAAGTATCAGTTGTAATAGTCTTAACTACTGGAGCTCGAAGATTTTCAGCTGTAAGCCGATATGCCACATCCATGATATTTGTATTCTTAAGAATGGAGTAGCCATATGGTGGGCATTTCTCTTTAAGCTCAATCAATGGAGTATAGGCATCCATTGTGACTGACTGTACCTTACCATCAAAAGATGTAGATGGTGTCTGGACCATAAATGTGCCTAAAGGATGCCTTTCTTTTACTCCATTTTGAATTGTTACAAGATAAACTCTTATGTAGCATTCTTCTAATGAGCCGTCTATATCGATGGTAGCGGACCCTAGTGTATCAGAGTCCGCATTCCAACTAATTGTGCACGATTTAACATCATTGACTTTACTAACATCTTTCCAAGTTCCAGGGTCAACAACATAGTACTCAAAAGTCTGTTGCATTGACTTAGACCAATCAACCATGTTACATACCTCCTTCAACCTGAGAAATAGTTAGTGTAACCGGAATGGTTACTTCAGTATGTTTTTGGCTAAAAGAAACAGAAATATTAGCCCAATAGCCACTACCAGATGGCTCTCGAACATAAACATCTCCCATCCATCTTGCAAGACGACGAAGAGCATAGACAGTCTCTTTATCGCTCTTAGGAATGTCCATATTCCAAGTAGCAGTAACACCCAGCTGAGTGCCATAATAAGTAACCGGATGCGAACGTCCAATATACTCGACAAGCGATTTATCAGAGCTGTTAGCTTCAGACACATCGATGTTGTATGGAAGCTTAAGCATAGAACCTGCCCAAGCTGGCTGCTCCATAATCTCATTTTCTGATGTTTCGAAATCGCTCCATTCTTCATTCCACTGAATAATAACTGCTTTGCCACCTACTGGATAGCCAGGAGTGTCATAATAACTCACAGCGCCAGTTGCTTCAGTGGTTGCAACTATTCTATACCGAGCATAGTCTAATGCCGGATGAGGATCTGTGATTGTGGTAGCTTTAGTGCTGTTAATGCCTGTAGCAAGTTCAGTAAAGCTACCATCAAATTCTCGCCTATAAACAGACAAAAGCACTCCTTCAACGACTGAAGACTCTTCAACTGTGCAGTAATATACGTTATTGCCATTACCATCCACACCAGAGTAAACCTTCTCGCCAGTAGTAGTTACAGCATTAGCTACAGGTTCTCCCCAAACAGAAGTTAGTTTTGTCGTAGTTTTTATATATGCTCCAGATGAAGAAGTAACCTGATAGTAAACTATGTTTGTATCGTAGCAATA